TTATCCCTTCATTTGTTCGCATGCCAATCTTTCAAGTTCCGGTGTAACGTTGGTATTCATTATGCCTTTCAAGCAAGGGCATTGCCGCCAGACTATATCATAAATCTTTGACAATTCAATCAAAGCCTCATTGTTTGATTCAACTGTCATAATCCAATTGTCCGGCGATATCTCTATCTCCCTGCATGGTATTTCTTTCTTGCCTTTTGGCATATATCCGTTCTGATAGTCTTTTACATTACATCTACCAAAATATCTTCCAGTGAGTATTCCGTTTTCGTCCGTCTCAAACAACCCTCCTATCCATCCTATCTTATGGATGTTCTCCGTCCACGTTCGAGTGGCGAATAAAAACTTTTTTACAGGAACTTTTGAAAATGCATCAACATCATGGATACTCCCGTCCGGCTCTTTGAATATCGATGATTTTCTTTTATTCTGGCAACTCCCGTCTAAGCCTATTTTTCCCCATTCGCCATCATCAAATCTCAAAGGAGAGATTATATCAAAACTGCAAAGTTTCTTGACGAGATTGATTTCAAATGGTGCCGAGAACCCGCTGTTCCCATGAGAAGAGAACAGCGCGACAGCTTCTATTACCTGTTCGCGCATCCATTTGTTAGGACCGTCCTCTTCTTTGCCATATCCGGCTAATTCCAATTCTCTTATCGCATGTTTACATAAATTACTGTTTGCGATAATATACCGAAGAGCCTTCTTGTTGATAAGGCTCTTCTTGCTCATTTTCCTTACAATTCTTCTACTCTTTTTCATGTTTAATGTTATTTAATGTTTTAATCACCAATCTCCTCTATCATTCGTATTGCGCCATGACCATCTGTTTCGCGAAATCTTTGTACGCCACTATTTTTCGCAGGTTTGCTCGCATTCGTATTTCCCCGATACCGCCGACCGGAGACAAGGCGCCTGTATTAACACCTCTTCCCATGTTTATTCCTCCTTGTTATATAATTGCTTGTTTTTATATTCCAACATCCTTCCCATCCTCTTTAACCCAATTAACTGTATCGCAATACCAACAATACCCTGTCTTGGAATCCTTTTTATGAGAATGGGATCCACATGTGGCGCACCAATAATTATCATCCATATTGTATGTATAACTTTCATCCTCATGCATTTTGGCTATTCTAGCTACCCTATCCTCCAGCAGATCCTTTAGATAATGGCATTCGTAAGGTCTATCCTCTTCCTTTAATATATAAATATCGATATCCATCATGCTCCCCATCCTGTCCGTACACATACACTCGGCGGCATGGCGCACGTTCCCTTCCGGCATCCCCGGAACTATCTCCCGGATCACCGCCTCCATCTTCTCTTGGTATTCGGTGTCTACCTTGACCACCAAATCCTCTAATTTATCTATTAAACTCATGATCTTTTTACCTCTTTATATATAACGTCTATATCATCTTTCCTATCTACATCAATACAATGGGTATCCTTACAGTAATAATTCTTACTATTATTAAATACGCATCCTTCACAACTAGCATCACTAGATTCAACCACCTCCAGTTCTACTTCTTTCGAACCAATATTATATTTAAATATAGAGCCTATCTTATGATACCCTATATTCTCCAAAGTTATACTATTATTTATCATATCCTCATGTCCGAATACGCTGTTAATAAAATCAAGCATCTCATCATTGAATGATCCGCTTTCTTCTTGCAGCTCCCTACATTCATCCTCGGTCAATCCACAAGAAGACACCAGTTCCTCTGCGGCCTGCGTCCATCGCCCGTCGTGGGCTAGCTCCTGAACCGCCAGCCATATCCCTTGGTTCATGCCCTTCATTCTTACCTTATCTAAAATATCCTTATTCTCCATATCCTCAATCATTTAAATTCTTGTTTATTACAACAATCTCTATATCGTTTAACATCTTATCTTTTAATACTTTCTCTACCATTCTTGGAATGACATTAAAATCTTTATTTTTAAGCTCATTATCTACCATAAACTTAATCATCTGCTCTATATTATTATCATTCCCGTAAGTATTACATATACACTCCTCAACATATTTTCTTATATCAGATCTAATTGCATTGATTATATCTTCCTTCGTAAGCCCAAGCTCATTATGGATATAATTCTTTATCGCTTTATATTCCTTACTTCTGCTCATAATTAATCTCCTTTCTCTTAAATTCACCTATGTTTAATATCCCTCTATCTCCTTCAAGTGCTAAAGAGATCGGAGGTATTGGCATATATAATTTAACTACCCCGTCATCGTAAAATGGATGCGGATATTTATGATACTTGGCAAATTTGCCCCAGCCTTTAAAGAAGTAAGCCATGGAAATACTTTCTCCATCAGTGACAAGATAATAATCATCTACATCCGGTAGCCCATCGCTTACTTTTATCCACGGTGATTGCTTTGACCGCCATTCGGCACCGGATTTAAAACCAGAAGCAATCATCTCTTTAATGGCAGAAATGCCGTTCGGTACTCCATTTGTTCCAAACGAACTAATAACCGATCCTGCGTATTCAATCGCTACTTCTACTGTCTGTTTCATAATTCCCCTCTTGCTTTAAGTCTTTTGATTGCATCTTTTCTTGAGTATGCACAGATCTTTTGTCCTTTAATCGTGAATTCTTTCAACTCTCTAGAAGTCGATGGACGTCGATAATCAGGATTGAATCTCATCCCTTCATTTGACAATCTCTGATTAGAATAAATATTTTTATCGGCAGTCATCGTACTTTCCATAGCTAACATTGCTAATGTTTTGAGCATACTTCTTTTTAAACTCATTTGATTTCTATATTTTTAAATGTTATTAAATCTTTTCTTTTTTTTGATCTTGAAGAAGTTCACATTTTTGATCTTACTACATTCTATGAACCTTTCTAAACCTTATTTATTGTTTTGAGATTGTTTACCTTTCTCAAAACAATTTCTTATCTTTCAATCTTCTTTTGCTTAGATCCTCTTTATATATTATAAGTTGATTGAGTCTCTTGATAGACATAACCTGTTACCGGAGACTTTACCGCTGCGCAACTTGATAACAAGAATGCCGTACTGATAAATAAGAATGCTTTTTTCATTGTGTGTTTGTTTTTGCCCTCCCTGTCCCCTTCGTTCGGTGGTTTCTAAATAAAAGAAGCGTGGGGACTATTGGATGTTACCGTATTTGAGGCTCTGGACTGCCCACCACTCGATAACAAACAACAGCCCCACGCCGTAACCCTCCCGTTATCGAACTCCCAGACCAAAGGCCGGAGGCCGCATCGTGGACACGGCAACCATTCCATTGGATTCTCCGGCTCCTCATAAGCATCAATACACTTGTACTTATATCTCTCTACCATTATGATCAACCACTATAGAATTGATTTAATCCTTCGATTCCTCATCTCATTCTTATCCTTAAACATCATTATCCTATTAACAATTCCCTCCGATTCCATGTACGTCGAGAATCCATGTATTCTTAGATATTGGATTGCTGATAGTGATTTTTCTAATATTTCCTTATATTCTATATCTGTTTTAACTGCTTTCCCCATGATTTTTTCCCTCCATTTCTTCTAATATGATTTTAACCAGATATACTACCTCGTCTATCTGGTCGTAATAAACATTCACCCCATCAACTTTATCATTGTTTTCATCATATCCATCAACCATCAAATTATCTTCCCCCGATAAATACACGGATGTTATAGATAAACAAATCAACCCAATATCGGTAAAGACCCTTATTTCAGCCGGAAAATCATCTACATGGGTTCCGCTATCCATGTCAAGATCAAGTCTCCCTGTTCTCTTGATCAAATCAACCATAGCTCCATAAGCTACTACGTTCGCATTTAATAGCATTTTATTTAATGCATTTACTCTTTCTACGTCCTTCATAATCTCTAACCCCTTTGTATTACATCGTTATACGTTATTCCGTTATCTTGAATTAGTTTCATAAACTGATCTTCGGTATAAGCCAGAGATTCCCCTCTGTTAGCCCTCTCTATATTCTCACTCATCATCCCTATAGCCTGTATTAAGGCTGCTGAGGAGTTGGCTATCAATTTAGCCGCTTCCATTATCCTATTATCGTCCATAATCATATTACTTTAACTTCCTCGTTCCACAAATGTCTTTCATATACCATGGTTGTTCCTATTAGGATTCCGGTATCTTCTCCCCAATATTCAAGTATTTGATTCCTGAATTTGTGACGCAATTTTTGTATTCCTCCCTTGTTTTTATCATAAGAAGAGTAATCTGATAATCTTACTGTCTCCATCGTTTACCTCCTTCATTTGTTCGTATGCCAATCTTTCAAGTTCCGGCATGGTGTTTGTTTCTTCTTATTTTCCCCCATACTTATTTCTCATTTCATTAATATAGCTCATATACCAATCTCTTATATCCTCTTCACTATCCATGCTATACTCTTTATTGAATGGATCGTATCTGATAAACTCCTCTGTTCGGCAGAATGGGCATGGGATCTCTTCCAATGGCTTGATTAGAACACCATCATCACCTACATTATCCAGATCATACAATATGCCATCTATGCAAGTCGCGTCTGGATAATTCGCACCGAAAAGCGGGAATTTTGGACATGTGTTTCTCATACTTGTACTATTCAAATTCGTTCTCATATTCCTTTCTCCTATCCACTTCCTTTAAATTCAAACCATCAGGTGTCAATATCTTCTTTTCCAACAAATCAAAGAGAAGCATCGCCCTTGACTCCGCCTCTGTTTCCCCAAATCCGCTATACACTTCTGTTGGCGAATCGTAGGCATTGTAACGAACATAGGCGGCTTCGTAATATCTACTATCCCTATTCGGGAAATACTGTGTCAACTGCAACCAGTCATCCCATATTTTTGATTTACTGATATTTATCATACTTGGTAGTATCTCTCCAAGTTCATGACTCATATAAGCCGGTATGAGGTCTCCTTCTTTTCTATATGAATACCTCATTGTATTTTGCGTAACTGAATCTATCTGGGTTCCCCCTCCTTTCATCTCTTTCACAAAATAAAATTCCGACTCCGAATTTACGCCCAACTCATGCAACTTTAGCGCAAGCTCATAAGGGCACATAAAATTTTGATATTTCATGTTATTCTATATTTTCATTTCTGTAATCCCCGGCATAGTCCAACCATACCCTGTAATCATTTCTGTACTTGGTCGCCTTTATTTTCATATTCCGGGATATATTCTTAGGCAATTATATACAACCTTGCACCACAAAGCATTAGCGGACGCCCCGCTTCCCCGACCGCCTTACCCATACACGCCGGCTCCACCGGTAACGCCGCCCATGACATCTTGGATGTCTCTCCCGTAAATCTGATAGTGATCGCCATAGCTCTCAAATGTTACTTGATAGTTGTTTAATCCCATCCTAATTGTCTCGCAATACCTTTCATCTCGCTATACGCGATCCTGTGACATCCAGCAACCAATATATCATTCTTATAGCTATTGATCTTCCATTTGTGACCGGTTGTATCCAATACCATATCGCGTTGGAATTTACTGCCATTATGGAAGAGCTTTATCAATTTCCAAAGTCTCTCAGCTTCAGCTCGTTCTATCTTGATATTCTTGCTAGTCTCAATTATGCCATTCTTGATGCGAAGCCATACGTTAGGCTGATCATCCTCCAAATAATAATGTAGATATAACTCCAGAATCTTGCCAGACTTCCACATCTCGATCTGTTCTTCAAATTTTTTCTTGCGATCTTCTTTTTCTTTTCTTCTTTTTTCAAAAATTAAAGCCTCTTTTTTCGCCTGACTGTCTTTCCATCTCTGACATCTGGCCACATACTCAGCCCACGTTCCTTCACCACAAATCTCATCTACTATCACATTGGTCGTTCCTAAAGTTTCTAACGCTTGATGATTTAGCAATACCTCAAACACACGCTTTAACTCATGGACATATTCACTTTTAATCTTATCCGATTCATAAGATAACTCATGTTTAGTTCCGATCCAGGTGTTTGCACTCTTTTTAAGAAGGCTCTTGGGAGTACCCATATTAAAGAACTCAATATAATCCATTAGATTTCTAAATACTCCCCAAACATCCCTATAAGACAGGCTTGTTCTAACCTTCTTGTATTTCTCGATAACCTCTTTGATAAGCTCCAATCGACTAGTGATAAAAGCCATGCTGCCATCATCAGACATATTATATCCAACAGAAAATACCTTTGAACCAGTTGGTATTGCACTACGAACACAACATTGATGTTTACAGGTAGAAGAAGAATAATACTTATCGTTAAGCAAATACGCCTTTTCACCACACTTATTTCTTACGATTCTTCCAACCTCAAAATGATAACCATAAGAATAAATACTTCTACCTTCAAAGAAAAGATTACTACCTTTTCCGGATTCTTTCTTTTCATTTGCCCATAAGTGAGCGACCATCGAATTGTTCATATCTATTAAGTTTTGAGTGTTAACTATTGATTAAGTGATTTAATCTAGACAAAATCATATCTTTCTCTATCGCTAGACTATTACCATTTTTATCGACACAATCTTTATAGAAAGAATACACATGCTTCTTTGCTTCTTGATATTTCTTTGAATCGATTAATGGTTCAATTTCTTTTTCACAAATAGCAGCAAGCTCTTCTCCTTTTTTCTCCAACTCCGAAGAAAGATGTATTATTTCTTTTATTAATTCCTGCTTATTCATTTTTTTTGCTTAGTTTTATTATCAAATTTGATAGTGGCAGTTCCACATTATCTATTATTCTTTCTAAAAGAAGCTCCATTATCGCATCATCTACAGACATACCTCCAAGATGCCTCATGGCACCATCCCATCCGGCCTCGTAAGCCGCCATAAGCATAGAGGACTGAGCGATGTCGATTGGTGCCCCTACCTCCTTATCCATTCGCTCTACCCCTAAAGCATATTCTTTGGATTTTATTTTCTTAATCATCCTTTGAACTCGAATTTAATTCCTTCTGGTAACTGAGAGCGATCTACGTTATTCACGAAATTATCAAACTCTTCCTTAGTTATTTTCTCTCCATAATCCACCCAGTTGAAACGTAATGTATTATTGTGATTATAATATATTACATTATCAACATTCAATCCATAGTCAAGTACACAGAGCATTACCTTCTTCCCGACTTCCGCTTTTCTGATTTCTTTATCATATTGCTCACAAATCTTGGCTCGCTTTTCCGCCATCTTTGCCTTATGAGCCTCTTCCTTACGTTTTTCGATATTTTCTATGGAATAATACCCGGTTTCAATACGCTCTTCAATAAGAGATCGTTCCTTGCCTGTTAATGTCAGGGTAAATCTTTCTTCTTCTGGCTTATATGGATTAACCCATTTCTTTCCACACAGGTCTTCAAGTTCCGCAATAAGCTCGTCTGATTCACGTTTCCATCTATCCACAATCCCTAGATTGAAAAGCAGATACTTGAAATACATCTTATCGTCCACCGCTTCAGATAATTTGGAATATTCCTTGTCTGATATACGTAAATATTCAATAGCCACAGACTTATCGCTATTCTTTATGTGATACATGCCATTTTCCACCGGATACATAGGAGCACCATAATGATTACAACAATGTAATGGTATAAACTTCGCCAATTCCGGACAATGTTTCGCAATCTCATCGTGGCAGCAGCCTCCCATATACTCTTTATATATCCCATATTCGTTTTTCCAACGAATGTCAGCGGTTATACTCCAATCACACATATTGTTATGACAATCATCATCTAACGATATCGTGACTGTTATTCTGTATTCCCTTTTGTTTTCTGTAAAGAATTTTGTACTTAAAAAAGTTAGTTTATTTGCAGTTTTCATATTTTTATGTTTAATCGTTTAACTTATGAAAAATAAAATCGGCACAATTTCCCGGAAGTGTTCCTGCATCATTATATTGATAGAACCCTTCTGTTTCCCAATCCACATCTACCGGATAGCCATCTGCGATGTTCAAGAAGTTTTTTATTTCTTGACATTCTTCTTTACATAATCCAGTATAGTCATCATTTATCAGAGCGCAAGCCCAATAAACTGGAAGCTTGTATCTTATTACCTCTATATTCATAATCTCATCAATTTACAAATTATCAATACTAAAAAAACTCCAACAATCTATTACAATAAACTCTCCTACTCCATATTCCACAAGTGACTTAAGTGATTCTATCCCATTACAGTAATAGAAAACATTATCATTATCATCATCATTGATGCTTAATGATAATTTTATTGTCGTTCTTTGATCATCCCCTGTGTCTTTCCATACGATCTGACATTCTACGTATTCAGGTTCTTTCCCATTCTTTTTAACGAACTTGAAAAACATAGAATCAATATCTTTCTTGACTCTATCTACATCCGTTATCACTACCTCTTCCTTGCAATCCCCACAATTAGCATGCATAAAAGATTCATCAAGATAATCTATTATTTTCCCGGTGTTTGGATTTACGATCGCTTCACAAGCAATATTTGTTCCGCCACACCTTGTACATATCACTTTCATGCTATTTCATTTAATGGTTCAACATACACATCCCCATTCTCATAATAGAGTCGATCTTCATACTGATTATGATGAAGCTCCTCACGTATCGCATCTTCATTATCAGCCCAATACTCGTACTCCTCATGCCATGACTTGAAGAAGTTATCATAACATTGTCTCATCAGATCCTCTAAAGAAAAATCCTCCGGATAAGTACACCATGCATTGTAATAATCAATTATAGGTTTCAGGAGATAATAATCATAACACATCCCTGTCAATGGGCAATTATCTCCATAGTCAAACATCACCCTACTATACTTGTGCCTGTATTTGTATTTCCCATCAATATATTTACCTGACGTGGAGAAATACTTGCCCTTGATAATATATGGCATAATATTGTTGTTGATATATCTGAACAGTAATTTACCGCATAGATTCTCAGGGAATATATCACGATGATAATCTGTAGGGTGTTCATAAATAGGATCCTTGTATTTAAACTCATAACTAAAATCATATCTCTCGTATCCAACTTCCCAATTATAAACCCTAGTATCTGTCATATCCTCAAAGGCTTTCATTGACTTTTTATAGTCTATGCCATAAGCATCCATACATTGCTCCATTACATTCCAGTGCTCACGCTCTATGATCCTTTCTTGTGAGTCTTTTGACAGCTCATCAAACTCATACAGTTTTAATACAATCTTTTTCATAATCCCTCCTTTTTTAATATAATTAGATCCCTAACGTCAATCGAATGACATACGTACCTCCTTATGTTCACGCTTAGGGATGATCGTGGCTATTCTCACGAACCACCACAATCCAGATTCAGATATCATTCATCCTTTATCTTTACGAATGGGTTTTCTACATAAAACTCCACTACATCCTTAGATTTTATAGATGTCACTATACCGGTGGTATCCACAAATCCGTCTGTCTCATCCATTGTCAAATCTTCTATTTTATCTCCCGGTAGAAAACAAAGATTATAGTCTTGATCAATATACATAATCATCTTTAACCTAACCATGTCATCAATGATGCCTTTCATTCTCTCCACGACATCCAATTGATCATCACTAAGCATTAATCTACTTTTTGATGATTCCACTAACCTTATGTCTCCATTCCTGTCAACTACAGTTAAGTCATTGAATTTATACACATCTTCACGTGTTCTGTAATATGTTTCCTTACAATAAATTTTTCCTTTATCATCTATTTCAATATCAAAATATTCCAACTTATCCTTGACAGCTCTTCCGTTTTTGTATTTCCACACATCACCTATTGGAATGAACCCATATAATGACTCAAAAACATCATATATTGATAGTCTTGTCTTAGGAATGCTCTCGCCCTTTTTAAAACATTCTTCGGACGAATAAAATAATTTCCCATCTAATGTCTTCTCAGTCCTACATCCTCCCCATGTTCCTACATATCTAACTACTCCATATGTAAAACTGATCAAGATCTTATCAATCTCAAACCACTTTAATCTTCCTGACATATCGTCAAAAAGATATCCACTCTCTAGATAAACCGATAAACATTCTCTAATTTCCATAACAATTTATTTTTTTTAATTAAACAACATCATTTGCCTCGATCACTATCCGTCTCAATATTATGAACAAGCTCATATAGATCATAATCACTACACTCTGCTAAACATAAAGAGAAGACGTTCCTGTCGTTAATCAGGAAATAGCTATCTTCTAATATAAAGATAGATTTTCCTACCTCTAAAAAACAGTCCCATAACTCATTGCCTCTTTTATTGCCAAACACTTTCTGAAAAGTATGACGATCTGCCTTATTCTCGAATTTACGCATCCGTCTAATCCACTCATATCCGTGCCTCACTAAATCCAATCCGCCGGCTTCATCGAAGCTCCCGTTTTTATCAATCCATTTATTTACATCTATCAACATACTCCCTTATAATATTACATTAAACAACTCGTTTAACCTATCTATCTCACTTAGGTATTCACCTTCTTCATCAAACTTAATTTGAGTCCCATTATCCAAACCAAAGGACAGGGTAAAGGATATGACCCAGCCCGATCCGTCCACGGCCTCCCCCTTGGGAACCCAAGACATCACCGTCTTCTTGGATATCCACCATCTCCCTATCTGAACGAAATCAGGATAGTTGTTCATTAAATACACCATCTGACTAGCCATCTTATTAACATCATCAAAAGGCACTATATGATACTTGTTTCTTATCCTGACCTTCAAGAAGGGGTTATCCATATTATATGCCGCAAATGCTGATATCACGGAACTAGGATATCTAACTCCTTTTATTATCACCCATTTCATATATCACCCCCTCTTTATATAACATAAATTCATTGGATAAAATTTATCCGCGCTCTCTTTCCCGTCTCCTCGAAAGTTAGCCAGCCCGCATGTCAGGATGCTCACAAGGTTATCCACCACCTCCAACTCGCTCGATTTGAACCACGCCAACTGACTATAAGTTTCACCTATCCATATTATACTCATTCTCCCGTCCCGACTGACCTCCTTGACCAGCCCTATATGGTTTTTAGTGTCCTTAATCACATTTAATTCGTCAATATTTGTAAGCCGAACAAAATCCATCGGCCGTATCACTTTATTCTCGTCCATGTCTTTATCCTCCTATATTCTTTTTATTCTCTCAATTTACGCTTAACCTCTTTAACATATTTAGTAGAATGTAGTCCCCTATGCAATCTTATAGCCCGATCTATATCCTTGTTCGGATTATGATGAGATTGATATATCTCGAACATTTCCCTAGCCTTGATAGGATTTGTTCTATCATCGTATCTATACCGCTTTTTCTCCCGTTTAAGACACAATATCCTATTAACCTCATCTACATACACCTTTTTCATCTGCCACCTCCCTAAAGCCCCGGAGGAGGCGTTATACGCACGATCGTCATCCCTTGACTCCACGAAAGACAAGGCGTCCGCCAGCTTGTCCCATACCCGTGCCTCGACCACGGCTGGCTTCGGGGCGAGGGGCATGCCTCCGCTTCCCTTTGGCGGTGTCAATATTATCATCGCCATCACGAGTAAGTATCTCATCACTCTCCCTTATTTTTATAAAACTCCTCCCCGAATTTCACGTTATCCACATAATCCTCCATACACTCATGAACAATTATATGAATATCCCCCTCCGTATATGTCACCTCGGACATCAGCCTCTCATTAGTCATCCACCAAGAATAACTATCAATATGCCGTGTCTCGAATCCATGATCATGTAACAGACACATAACATTATGTTCTAAATGCTTACCCATCATCACATAATCATACACGATATATCCGTTGATACTTTCATGAAACCATCCGAATGCGCAAACATATTCACTTATTAGCTCATACAACTCCCTTGCCACCGGATTAGGTGTTACCTCATCCATATCAAAATCCATACTCTCCTCGATAAGTTTATCCACATCCCGCTCATCAATACAAGCTCTAGGCATGCCATCCGCCCTCACATGAAGGCGTGATCGGTGATCTCTACTTAATACTGTCCCGACATATCTTTCTCCTTTGGCATATCCTATATTATGATTACCAGTTATATGAAACGCTATTTTGTCACCTATATTAATTCCTTCCATATCCAAGATATTTATATTATTCGTTATTCTTTTTATACAAAAAGAGGATATAATGGCATAATATTATGATGTCAAGACGCAAATACGTTATCTATCATATTATCACACATACCCTCCATACAACGCTATTCACGGTATTATATCGTATATGATGCCGCATATCATAAATACGTCCAATCAATCCTTTTTTAAGCCCTTATTGCTATTTATACTATCAGCTATACTCAATAGCTTTGAAATAAGAACCTTTTTAGGCTTGTAGTCATCGTTTATACTTATAACTGAGTAATTATATACCACACCTTCTTTCGAGATCTCCACGCCCACGTATTTAGGCGCAACTACATCCCTATGTAATACGATAAACGGACTTTTGCCGTCCAGTTCATTTATCAACTGGTTAAATTGCCGCCTCGTCATTTGATAGTGATATTATTTCTATGTTATAGATGCGATCTCTCTTTACTCTTATCTTCTCGCACAGCTCATCGAAGCACTCGTCTTCTTCTAACTTATCAACATAATATGATACGCTTGATTTAGAGCTTCCTTGAAGATATATATTCCCCCTTATATTCTTTGAGAAAAAATTAGGCAAGACCATCTTTTGTCTCTTATCCTTGTTATCCATGTAAGATATAACAACAACCCACAACTCTGGCTCCCGTTCTTTTACCGATAACATAAGATCAAGACTCGATTGACTATTGATATCCCTCCTGCCAGTTTCGTTATAACGTAGAATAATATAATCATCCGCGTTATCATTCTCAACCATCACGACTATAGGGCGATCGCCCTTCCCATTATCACATAATACTCTTGCCTCTTTCCCGTTGCGGAGATATACCTTATCATAATCTCCGTTTTTGTATATCTCAAAATCAAACTCTATCACCATATCATTTCCTCCTATTGATATATTGTTGTGTACGACCTTCTTTTATTTTTTCGAAATAAAACTTATTCCCATATAACCGGGTGAAGCAGATATTATACCCGAAATGTTCCGCGCGTCTGATCTGTGCGTAACCTCTACTGATGTCATTATTATCAATCAGCGTAACAAAACAATGTGATCCTACCTCTGTGTTTAAAACCAGATTTTCCCAATCTTTTACCTCCATATCAAATCTCCTTAAATAATTTTTTGTTATAATTATCTCTATTATACCATTTATCAATATTATCGTACTGCTTTGGATAAACCCCATAGGCCTTACACCACCTAGGTAACGGCCCGTTCAACGCATCTAACGCCGCCTCAAGGTCAAACGTAGCTTCCTCCTTGACACAACACCCCGATCCACTTCCACAGCTCGGTATATAAGCTCTACTATACGCTACGCTCATCCCATATTCCCCATGACTCAGATACCCGATGTTGGGTGAATCAGGGAAGGCGTAATACAACATCGTATAATCACCCTTACTCCAACCTCTATTATAAGTATCATCCTGCCATGCGAAAACCCTGCAACCGGCTCCTTTTAATTCCGCTGCCGCTCTTTTTAAAATATTATCTCCCATATCATTTATATTTAAATTATGCCAAGGCGCCGGGAACCGACCCCGGACCATATCCGCACACGTACGATCATGGTATTCCTTCCGCCCCGCCAAGGCTTGGTTCAACATTAACAAACTTTCATATCCTCACACATCTTAAAAAAGACCTCTCTTATGATCCTCTTGTACAAGATGTATATCTCATCATCATCCTCATCGAACTCCACGCCCCATGAACGTAATAAATATCTAATGTCGCAATCCGCTATATGAATCCTAAATATGGATGGAACGCTCATTATGTAATCCTCAAAAGCTTTCTTAATCCCATCCCTTTTGATATGTTCTTTATACTCATCCTTGAACACGTTAAGCATAAAAGATAGATATTCCCTATCATATTTAAACTGCTTACCATAATTATCTGTATCTATATGATCCAGTATATATATCTCTATAGCGTCTCTATCGTATTTTGACATACTCCTTCCTCCTCCTTTTGATATTTTATAACCTTTTTCTCCCCATACGCTTTCGCTAACTGGATAAGTTGACCGGTAAATACCTTGGTACGGTGTTTTACGATCTTATCCACCAACTCCGGGCATCTGGTTCTCCATCTATAATTAACCTCGCCCTTAGCTTTCTTCTTGCAATACCTGTAGAATGTTACGGCTACTACCACTTCTCCATTCTGCTCGAAAGCAACCAAATCGTAATTGTTGTAAACTATTTCATTCATGTTGTTATTATTTTTATGTACTTAATCACTTCTTCTGGCAAGGATGCTAAATCCCTAACCCTTTTACCAAAATTGTATGTTTTTCTCTTCCACGGGTAATAATCCCCTACATACATCGCTATTCCTTGAGGATGGAACGGGTTCGAGCTACAACTAAATATCGGATAATATAGGGCATTATTATGATTATTACTCTTACCACTTATACACACAATAGTATATCTATCAGACGTTTTATCGCCAAAATCATATACTCTTACCTTCACTTTCATGCCATTGGCATTTGTTATAATATTATCCATATATACCTCCTTTATTGTTTGTTGTTCAATCCGACTAATCTATTTCCTTCCCATATAAGGTATATGAGCCACACCATCCACGACTCTCATTTGATACCCGAATATGATTCACAGGTTTATTCCCCGCCATACAATTAGCGTAAGATAATACCGCCGACATGCTTCTAAACCCAGAATCCATTGCTGATTTAATAAGCGTCCTATCATACCCGAACACCAATATCTTCACAATATCTCTTTCTTTCACAGTCCTTCTCGCTCTCATAACATTCTAGCCATAAAATAAACAAACATAAAATCCACCTTATCATAATCCACCCTATGGCCGGTTATCTCGAATATAACCCTACGCTTTTCTATAGTCTGTATATTATCTAACTGAATAGCTATGTAAGGATATTTCAGAACTTTCTCTCTATTGATGTTATTCAAAATAGCGTTGACATCTTGCCTGCGAAAATACATATTTACCCCTATGTAGCTGGCAACCAAAAGACATTCGTCTATTATCCCATCTGTATCGAATAACAATAACATATCATCCTTCTCGATAGTATATTCCATATCAAGAATCTTGATACGTTTGCTCCCGTCCTTCTTATTAGCTATAAGAATCTCTATCATATCCTTATCGGTCGTAAGGATATAATACGCCTCATCCTTTGTAATATTATCACGAAGGTAAGATAGCGCTTCATCTTGTAATCTTAGTAATTCTATTTCGTCCATATTTATTTCTATTGTTGCCAAGGGGAAAAGGACGGCGCTGGCGACAAGGCCTGTCCAGCCTCCCCGCAGCCGCCCGCATTCCCCTTGGTGGTATTAACTTCCTCCAATAATCTCATAATCGAATTTCACATTAATACTCTCATCAATGTTTAATTCTTTCTTCATCCCAAATACAGTCTCCCTTACCGTATCAAAATCCAATAATTGATCTTCGGGATTATTCACAAGCTCTCTCCGGTTATTCTTCCTAGGTTTTCTAGATGTAAGAATATATTCCGCACAACAGCTTCCTTCAAATGTCCTCACTCTGGAATACCATAGATCACCGGTCCCGTACTCAACACATATATTCATGTTTATGATGGTATTATCCCACGCTTTTTCCGGTAAATGTTTGAAAATCCTGTTAACCCACCCCGTGTCAATATCTATATAAGGACAATCTAAATCCGATGTCCCCTTAATATCCAGATATAGCATAACCTGTCTATTATTCTTAAACATTCGAGCTTTCACATTCATTTTCTTCCGTCCCCATACCACTATTCTATTATTTCCAACTTCCCGTAATAAGGATAAAAACAACCGTCTCGATAAACCGAATATCTGAGCGTTTTATCCTTTGCTTCATAGATGGAAACACAACCGCTGTTATAAGCGTTGGATAGTTCTTTTGCTACAAATCCACCTATTTGTTTATAGGTTTTAGGCGTATCCGCCAACGGCCTGCCTACATATATTTTTACCCTCTTGCACTTTTTGTCGCCTACGCATATATCCTTTCCTCTAAGCTCTGTTAAATACATGAATCTCATATCAACCGATTTTAAATCCAACATTCCTCTACCTCTATCTCAATACGATCCTCCCAATTACATAAATCAGGGTTCTCTCCTTCATAAAAGTAATAGTAAGCCCATACTTCAATATCGCCCACTTTTATGCATCCATCACTGCACCATTCCACAATATCGTCATTCCTGCATACATTTGTCGGTTCAGCACCAAGCGACAATAGTTTGTTTATTATATTGTCACCGAACCTTTCTTTCGCTTCCTCTTTCGTCATATCACTATCAGATTTTAATATTACACTAACGCCAAAGGGAAACAGGGACGGACGACCAGCGGGGCCGACCCCACGCCATCGCCGCCGCTCGTTTCCCTTGGCTTCCTACACTCCCTCCATCACCCAAAGAAACACACACCCATACATAGACATACCTCCATACCCATAAGATCCCTATCTGTATTGGAGAGTACCATTGTTTGGAGGTTATCCTTATCCCACTTATTCCCCTTATTTCACTTGGGCTACTTAATTTTTCCCTTGATTCCCTCGATTCCCCTTGATTTACCTTGATTTGCCTTGATTTACCTTGTCCGGAGGTGTCCCCTCCCGCAAAACAAATCAATCCCATCAACTTTCAGCGCAAAAACCAAGACCTTCCTCCCGATTGTTCCACGTGGAACGCCCGATTAGTCTAGGATGTCGAGATCCTTGTTCTTGATTGCCTTATATACTTGCCTAATACAATGTATTGATAATAAAACCAATAAAAGAACTAAGATCAAAGGCAGGGCGTCGCCCGTAGCTATAACATACCGCCCTAACTCAAACGCCATGTACCCACAAAACAAAGTAAGTACGAAATATATAACTAATCCCATAAAATATACAATAAGTAAACACGATTTTAAAATTACGCCAAAATAATATAATCAATTGAGTATCAATAATATAATATATATCAATCCCTAGGGCTTCCTCTAAGGAAAGACAAGCCCAAACATAGATAAAAAATATACAATAAGTACCGCCTATTATATACTTTTTAGGATCGATTCAAACGCAAAACCATACATAAGGGCACAATATACCCGTCCGCATGGATATATATGTATACAAAATGATGCTAAATAAAGCATTTTACTTACACATTTTCGATTAAGGCTTAAAATTTACCGCCTTAACACTTTTATGTGTAAGCAAAAGAATGGTTATTATATCATATTGTAAAATATAGACACAAAAAAGCCCTTCCGTCTTATATCACTACAATACGGAAGGGCAAAACTTTAAAATCAAATAAAAACAAACGACTACTGCCTCAATTTGTTTGCCATGTAACTAACACGCTTACGCCTGCACTTATCCGACTCCCTGCTACAATCTAATTTATTAGAGTTGTATAGTTCTTTGGTAAGTTCAACGTAAAATTCCATTTGGGCTTTTTTGATGGACTTTAAAGCCTTTTCTTTTTGAATGGATAATTTCTTATTCAAATTATCAAACTTTTTTTTGTACATAATCTATTCTTTTTTAATGGCACCAATAAGAAACGGGAGACCGGGGGACGACACGGCCGGCGTTATCGATATAACCAGCCGAACGCCCGCACGCCCCCCCTATTTTCTTTGGTTTCGTCCCTTTGCCGACAACGAAGCCGACCAAATACGCACATACGTTGTCCGTGATACGTATCGACAAGGCGCACTTTGTCCGTCAATTTAACCGCACAAAATACCCTTGTAAGGGTTGTTATTTTGCTACTACATATAGCGTATAAGTATTTAAGCCACCTTAAACGCTATTGTTTTGATACATTAGCACGGTTATAACACCGTTATGCACTCCATACGTGTTACTCTAGCAACGTATGGACATACGCCCTATACATACGTATATACACCAACGTACCCCGTGATTCTACACGGCCTACTAGGCTACCTAGTGTACTTACCGGATTGATATAAACCTAAAGATAATAGTACTATTATAGACTATAATAGTACTTAAACCACATTGTTAAGCGGCGGCCTATCTACTGCTAATTCTCTATACCATAACAATATGCAGTATGTTTATATCAATATGTTAAATATCGTGTCCATTTAGTCTAGATCAGTGGCACGGCGTGAACGTATGGACATTACCACCATAACGCTCCTATACATAAATAATATAGGAGCTAAATACTTGTTATCTTTCGTTTTTTGGGTGTGTTAAATAGTATGTAACACATTTAGCTATTAAAGTAAATGTATACCGTTTAATAGGTACGGCACACTTTATGATACGTTTGTCTGATCCGTTAAACACTTCATAATATACACCCCCTTCATATTCTACAGGCTCGTTATACCCAAAGCGTTTATATGCTTTGCCTGTTATCGATATCTCTGCCACCTTATCCTCTGACAACTTTGTGTTTCTATCCTGATCCTGTTTATCAAAATATATTCTCTCGATTTCCTTGTAAGCGCAAAAGGTTTCATCCACACGTGGCAGTATATCCTTGCAAAGTTGTATTACTACCTCCTTATCCCTTGCTAAAGCAACCAAAGCCGGTACTATAGATTTGTCTACTTTTATATCATTATCTTTCAAAATTTCGTTAATTTCTTTACCAGATTTAAAGATCTGGCACCAAGCCTTGACCGCACCTGTTAACGTTTTCTCACTTGCTTTCTTTACTTCATTCTGCACTTTGTTTAATTCTTTGTTTGTCATTAGATTTGCCCGTACCCTCGGGACTTGTATTGGCATCTGGTGCGCCTGTTTGTTAATGCTGTTATCTTACAGGAGCAAATATACTATATGTTTTATTTTCAAACAAATATTTTGCAATAAAAATTCGACGATTATATGTAATAAATATAATCAAATGTAAATATATATTAAAATATTGGTTTATATGATTGATAATCAGTAAGTTAAATGAAAAATAAACATTCTTTTTTTCTATTCGCTGGTCGTTTGCCGTTCTCATTTCCAGACCTTCGTAGGTCGGGGGGGGCGGGACCAAAAACGGCAGCCCGGCCGGGCCGATTTCGGGGAGGTGGTCCGTCCCACATATCCCACATATCTCCGCATATCCCCCATCCTCACCACATATCCCGCATATCCCAATATGTCCGGCGTCCCAACATATTCCTATGTCCCCATCCCTCATCCCCTCACGACTTAATAATCCCATTAATTTTATTATATTTGCGATATAATTAAAACATAACATATTATGAATAAAGAAGTTAAATACATGGGGGGGGGGGTATTTTAACCCTCAGATAAGGAGGGGGTATGTTTAGGCGCAGGACTTCTTCTACCGGTAAGATCCACTACCGTATTAATATAGACAAGAGAATGTGTCTTAATCCTGTAGATATATATATTGATGGAGATACATATCAACGTGGTTTTAACGGATCTTATCTTGATATATATCGCGATAAGAAGATAAAAACTATAAGCATAAGAGGACAGATAGAATATCTAAATCCGAAAAATGAGTACAATATTATTTTGGGCATAAGTGGAGGTATTATAGAGGGAACCCTTACGTATCAATATAATTCGGGTATGCATTGCGAGTTGGCTAATAAGGTGATATACGGGAATAGGATAACTAATTTTGTTCCTGTAACGGTGATAACCGATCCTGGGAAGATTATTAATTTCACTTACAGACCTGAATTAAAGACTCAGGTTTTAGATGAAAGTTATGTAACTTGGGATGGTGATTATGTATTAAACGATAATTGTATAGTAACTGATCTTTGTTCGGGATGTGGATCTTATGCCTATGGGAAAAGTTCTCATGGTAACTATCGAGTAACGGTAAGGATAGTGTAGTACCAAGGGAAGGGGGTAGACCTCATCCCTCCGGGCCTACCCATCGGGTCTTCCGCCAGCCTCTTCCTTTGGCATATCCCTATAATTCATTATATTTGTGCATAACTTAAATTCTAATGTAATCATACATATCTCATAACCAATCCATACCCACATATCTCCCTATTACCTACATATAATTAATTATGTTATATTTACGACATAATAAAAACATAATATATTATAAATGAATAAATTAATAACGGTATGGGGGGGGGTATTTCATCCTCCATAAAAATGTATCATTATGATGAGAAGAAGATTTAATTCAGGCATAAAATCTGGTATTTATGCCGTGAATAAAAATGGTATATTAATACCGATATCAGAAGCGGATACCACATGTATCGCTGTTGCACTTGTCAGTGATGGTCATAAGCTCATGATCGAGAAGAACGAGGATTCTAATCAAAGCTATAAAAACGCTTCAGCAGGGTATAATAAAAGCTATTTGTTCTATTGGGGTGGATATGGTACGGATCAGACCGACATTACAAACTATAGTAATTTGTATGGGAATAATATCATCGGTTATTTAAAACCTGAGTCGGGGTCATACAATGGTACTCCCAATATTCCGGAAAATGTTTCTTCATGGACAAGTGGGGCTTTGTCTGATTGGGAGGGAAAAGCGAATTCCGAAGTGCTAAAGGAGGTGATTGAAGGAGGTGAAGGATATAGTGGTTATGTGACAATTGGGCGTGTACTTAACGCATTTTTAGCCAGCAAAGACGCTAAGGGATATAATGATTGGTATATCCCATCATGCCCACAATTGTCATTGATATGGATGAACTTAAATAGCGTCAATAAAGCGTTATCTGATATTGGTGGACAAGAATTCGATAATATCCAAGGTTATTGGTCTAGTTCAGAGCGCAGGTCCGTTACCGGATGGTACTTGAGTTTCTCCAGTGGATGCGTAGACTACCGAGATAAGTACGAAAGCTTTCGTGTTCGGTTCATAAGAGATATAAATTAGTCATAATTATATACTTATACCAATTAAAGGAATGGGTGGGTAGGATGATATATTCGTATTTTCACGTTTCTCATTCCTTTAATTGATTAAGTATTCCATTGTATGATATTATGCCCAATACATTGTTAAGTATCCGGCACGAATTTATCCAAGTCAAAGTTCTTAGCATAATTCCAGATCCTTACATACCTAAACATTCCCGGGAGTCCCATGTCGTAGGCTGATGGATATCCTCCTATATTAAAATAATATGTTTGATAGTTTTGTGTATACATCACATTAGTCGCATCCTCATAACTCAGCACCCCTCCAATATATTCCTTCAAATACCCATTTCTCCACGACGCCATTACATGTACCCATTGATATGCTGGTATATCTACAGATCGTCCTTGGGTATAAAAAAGTTTAGTCCCATATGATGAGACATTAACACCGATACATAAATAGTTTTGTGTAGTAGATTGGGTTCCATATGGAGCGAATAGATAATATCTTCCTTCCTGTTGTGTATTTAAATAGAGCAACGCTTCTATGGATATTTCGTTATCTGGTTGAGGGCATGGTAATATATTCGAGTCATTATCAAATTTGATATAGGAATTGTAGGCTCCTACTCTTCCCATGGAAAATACATATTTACCATTATATTTATCAATATCCATATACATAGATCCATCCACATTCATATTATATTTTGATAGATCTTTTATCCATGGAGCTTCCACGTAAAAATAAGCGTCATTCACGTTACCGGACGGCGGCAATGGCATTTGACTTAACATTCTTCTTCTTAACATAATCTATTGTTTTTATGGAGGGCGAAAAATACCCCCCCCATTGAGTTAATTTTATTTAATATCATATTATTATGCATTTTGTACATACAAATATATGATTTATTCTCAGATCATGTCGCTGAATCCAAGGGAACGGGCTGGCTCCCATCCTTCCGGGCATCCCCCGCCCTCCCACCGCCTCCCGTTATTTTTGGCTTCCTTCTGGTTTTATCCTCAAAATTTCATATCTTTGGGACAAAACTATAATCATGTTTAGAGACATACTTCATAAGCTTAAGATCTTCTTCTGCGACGACGACGTTGAGAAGATATATATAAGGGACAGTACGGTTATCCGCAACAACGAGATCCATAGGATGTATGACGAGATACTGGACGAGTTAGGTGATTTGGCTACTGTCGTATCAAGGAACTACGTATATGGTAAGATAAAGGACAGGACGGGATTAAGTATCCGTCATATCAGCAGGATAATAAACCATACTAAAGTTGAGGAGATATGATTAAGGATACGATGGAGCGGAATATAATAAATGAGATATCGGCGTTATTCGTGATGATATTCACGGCCGGGTTGATGTTTGTCATGCCGATGTTAGATATAGAGTGTGATGATATTACTATCATAATAGGATCAGGAATAATACTATCTTTTATACTAACCATAATACCGATCTTGCTTTCTTATGACATAAGGGATGAGATCATTGAGTTGATTGAGGATATGGATAATCAGATCGTGGTAGATACTTCGGTATATAAAACAAACCTGCCCTAGTTAATTCCTAGGGCAGATATTAATATCAATTTGACTTCAAATACGATTCTATTCTATCAGCGGCCTCATTAGGCGTATGTCCATCCCATTCCCATGCCGTATCAAGTTCAGGGATATTAAACAACTCCCAATACCGGTTCTCATAATGATTGGATATCTGTCCCGTTGGCAGTTCTGCCATTACGATAAACCATCCTCCGCCGAAGCATTCCTCTCCATCATAATGCTTATGTGATTTACAGACCTTTATATCGCCTTTGCCCAACTCATTAAAGAAAGCGGCATTGTAAAGCATTCGATATTTATATAGTTCGTTAAATGTATGATATCCGTCGGATACGTTACCCATATCATCTTCATGTAAATATGTTTTCTCAAAAATGTCCTGCTTGCAAGGATAAAACTCCCCGTTTACTCCCTTGATGATGTAATCACCTACATTGGCTTTCATAACACCTTCAAGGGTTTCTATACTACAATCAACAGAAGGAGGTATCCCATTATCAGCGTCACCTTCCCTAATAACTTCTATTTTAACGCTATCACCAGCGAAATCCTTGATCTCATCATTATTAAAGCCTTTCCATTTTACGGCTTCTATCGCAATTGGTTTCTTTACATATCTATTCATAATTTTACGATTTAATATATTATTATCTTTTGATATACCTTTCTATAAGATCTATGGATAATTTAGCGCCCAGCTCTTCCTCCAACAGGTTAAGGTAGTTCCGGTGCAGGCATCCGCCCCTCTCCACCTCCCTAAAGCCGGTCCCGTCCCGGATCCTGACCAGCCCTTTCCTTGGATCCATGTCGATCAGATCCCGAAGCTCGTTCATATTCTTAAACCGGTTCTCTATCACCTTAAATACATCGATCTTAGGTTTCTTATCCTTGATCTTTATCTTAACCCTTCCGCTCATGATCACCTCCCCGTGCTTCCGAATCCACCATCGCCTCTATCGGTATATCCGAGGTCATCCAACGACTTCACCTGATCCCATACGATACGTTCCCTCCTACGGATAAGCAATTGAGCTACCTTGTCCCCAACCGAATAAGAAGGATCATCATAACAATCCACACGTCTACATACTACCATAATCTCGCCTCTATATCCTTCGTCAATGGTTCCCGGGGCGTTTTGGATAACAGACTTTGTTTTGGTGATGCTACTACGAGGGCGTATTTCCATCTCATAATCCTCCGGCAATGCTACATGTACACCGGTATGATATATGGTCCTGCCTCCGTCAAGTTCTACATCCTTGACGAACAGATCCATGCAAGCGTCCTCCTTATGGGCGTACTTAGGCAATATCGCTCCTTCTTCCAGCCATATCTTGACCTTACAAGTATCTATATCTTCAAGTAATGATTCTACCTCATTATAACTCATTGGTTGTTCTGACGCCAATGAAATGGCTCTTGCCAATAAATCTTTAATCTTACTCATTTTATCTTGTTTTTAAATTCCTTCCCTTTCGGACATTGTAATTTACATTCCTCGCCACAAGCGGAACAGTTGGGTCTCATTCCGGGCACCCCTCTTCCCCCGTACGGCCAGTAGGCATAATCGCAGACGCTCCAGAACGCCTCCATCGCCCTGATCTTGGCATCGACGGTTATCTTCTCCTTCACCTTTTTCATGCTCTTCCTGAACTCATCTTTCATATCCTTCCCTTCTATCTGTCTGGCTTTACGTCTCTCGTTCCACCAATTGTAGTAGAATTTGTCCGCCATCTTATAAGCTTCGGGGTCAAATTTATCACGATGCAGGATAGGTGCGTCCTTGATCTTTCTCAAATTCCTGCCACAAACATAAGCGAGTCCTGCGTACGGAGGTATGTCCTTAGGATCAACCAACCCATCAGGAACGCAGTAGTAGAAGTAGTTGGGGCGGCCGTACCTGACCCAGTCCCCGGTCTCGTATAGGGCTTGCTTCCGGGCCTCGAACCAGCCTTGCATTACTTGGTGCTTACCCTCTTTCTCGAAATCCTTGTTATAGTCAGCCAACGAGATCTTCACCTCAACCTCATAAGCGTACATGGATCTGGTTATAGCCAGATAATCGGACTCCCAGTTATAGACATACAAGTTGTTTATAATCCATCTAGGAGATACCAAGAACTGTCTGTTAAGGATATCCAATATCCCTCTTTCAGTGTATTCAGCACTTTTATTTGATTGCCGTGTTCCCATCTCCTGTCAAAGGATTATTCCTATATCCTACCGCCATTATAGCATTACCTATCAACATCCTCAACTTATCCATATCTTTATCATGGAACGAGAAACTGGTTAAGGTATATGACTTAGTAGCCTTCTCACAAGACCTTATCATCAACATAGCCACATATTCCCCCATCATCTTTCCGTTCATAATATCAAGATCGATTATACCGTGATCTATTAGATCAACCACATCCCATCCTGCTGGTAGATACTTTTTTATTTGATTAATATCCATACCAAATAGTTATTATAAATAGGAGGGTCGTGCTACCCTCCTATAGATTACACACGAAAAATAGAACTGAAAGCGATCTTAAGCACGTAAGATTTTATTGATTCCCGTAGGCTGTCTACCGGTTATCGTTAATTACCGACCTACGGGAATATGTTTAAGAAAACACCATGTACCCCAACCACGACTCGAACGTGGATACCATCTTTAGGAGAGATGTGCTACTTTCCTCTTGAGCTATTGGGGCATATACCCTGATCCTCACGGACAAGGGTACTAAAAACATCTAAACTTTAAAAAACCTAATGACAAAACTCTATGCTAGTTTTTCCCCAAAAAAACAACGTAGTCCTGGCGGAGGGGCTTGAACCCACGTGCGACCAACTACCCTTTCTACAAGGTATAAGCTTGAGGGGATACGCCAGGATGGTTTTATGTATATATTCTATTTTTGCATATATTTATTATAGTTGCTTTTGATACATCAAACATTTTAGCGATCTTATCATAAGATAACTTTTCATTACTTCTTATACTTCTTATCATATTTGATATATCAATATTTAATTTCCCACTATATAAATTAGATTCAGCTCCTCTTTTTATTTTAAGAAGCCCCATTCTTGACGCTTCTTTCATATTATGAACCTGATCACACCATTCAAGATTATCATATCTATTATTTAACTTATTACCATCTATATGATTTAACACATTAAATCCATTATTGTTTTCAACAAAGTAAATTCCAACTAGCCTATGAATACATATGGATTTGTATTTACCATTTTTGCACAAATTTACATAATAATACCCACGGCTATTAACTCGTTTCTTTAATAATATTTTCTTACCTCTTTTGACAGATATCACATCTCCGTCTTCAGTAATAAAATAATCATTGTTATAACCTTCAATTTCTTTAAATCTACTCATTGTATTTAGTTATTTTATAATATAAGTTAATTAAAATATATCCACATCGGCTTTCACAAGAGGATGTGGGACGGAATTTCTCGAAGTTTATATAGTAAATTTATGAAACTATTGTCCAACATTCTAGCATATAGCACCAATCCTCGAACGGGAACGTCTCCACGCCAGACCTACCCCATCCCGTCCCCCAACTGTTCTGTAGGACGAAGCCGGCCTTGTCCCAGCCGGTGAGGATAACGGCATGACCTCCCAAGTTCTGCCCTTGGCCTTGCCAGAATCGATTACCATAATTATAGCAATACAGACCTATAACCAGAGGCCCATTCAGCATCAAAGCCACCTTAGCTGATACCGGATCTATGATCCTAGCGTAACTGTTTATTTTCTCCCCATCTACGCCTATGTTCTTGATAGACTTGATAGCGTCACGAAGAACCATCCCGTCTTGATCCTTATCCTCTCTCAGATCATATATATCGTAGGGAGAGATCTTAGCCGGTCTTTTAATAGCCCTTATACTCTTTCTCCAGTTAAGTATCTCAGCTAAGCTTACCGCGGCGCAAATAGGAGAAGATCCTTGATCCACTACGCTATCAACGTTATTGACCTTATACTCATCAGGAACAGCCTCATGCTGCATATTCATGATAGCGTCTCTGTCATCCACAGGGGATGGTATATATCCTAACCCGTAACTCATTTTTTATCATTTTTATGGTAATCAATTATCTTGATATTAAACGTATCGGATCTTTGCCTTACCTGTATAGACCCTCTAGCCTTTCCCTTGGCGTCGTATAGGGCGGTGAAGCCAAAGTTATCGACCCGGCCGTCGTCCAGCGTAAACCGCCACTCCTTCCATTGGCCCATCACGGTTCCGGAAGACACTATGGAATCCACCACATAAGATATGTCAGTAGTATCATATTCCGTATAATAGGTTCTTGACGTACTGCATCCGACAACCGCTAAGGTAAATAACGTTAACAAGAAAAACAAGATCTTATTCACTTTTCTTAGATTTTTTACGTTTCTTAGATTTCTTCTTATCCTCCGCCTTATTCTCGACATTTACGTCAATACCGGCATCAGCGACCTCAGGGGCGTTATTTTCAGGTATATCAATATGACCTGAGTTAGGATCCATCTTATCCTCATCAACAACAACCTCATTAGGAACATCGATGTCTAAAATCTCTGCCTCCAGATACTTGATACGATCTGACATGATTTTATTCTGGTCCTCAAGTTCCTTATATCTTCTTCTAGCCTCATCGAGTAATTTGGATGATAGTTTATGTTTCTTCTCGATATCCATATAAGCCCGTTTAAGAGTCTCTTTATCTTTTACCGACTCATTATATATCTCTCTTGATTTACTAAGCTCATTACCCATCTTAATTATAATAGAATCCTTTTGTTCTATATCCATATTAAGGGAATCGGAAAGAGTTTCAAGATACCCTACTTTCTCTTCTAATTCCGTTATCTTCTTGCGGGAATCCTCATAATCTCTTTTTAATCTACTTGAATAGCTAATAGCCTCATCAAGATCCTGATTTAGAGTATTTATATAACTACTCTTTACTATCTTCAATCCGAACATGTTCATTACTTTTATAAGTTCTAAAAATATCGGCTTTTATCTTGCCTACTATAATTAACTCAGCTATATGTTTGTCTTTCTCGACTATAGCCATATCCTTACGGACATTAGTGACCCTGATCATGATATTCCCGTTATTAGACGAGACGAACGGTGATCCTACCAAAGTAAGTCCAGTATCTCCGGTAAACGACGGCAGCATCATCAACACCCCTATGGTATTATCCGGAAACGACGCCCATACCCCTGTGTCTATATCAAGGACATCACCCTGTCCTAATGGGAAAGCATTACCCTGCTTGATAGGAATATCCTTACCCAACGAGTTCCATGCTTTCGAGAATCTTACGGAGTTAAGGAAGATCTTCCCCTCTTCCTCCATCATCCCTACCATAGGGTCGCAATTCAATCTAACCTCGTTTTGTTTATCATCCGGCTTCTCCTCAAGCTCATCAAGGTCTCTGGCTGATGTAAACGACTTGCTTTCCAGAAGCTTTTTAATATCCTCAATACTGGCCATTATAATTTGATTATTAAATAAACGATCTTCAATCCTAACTTCAAATCAGATGTCTTCTCGAACATCTCCCTAAGAGGTAAGATAGTAGCGTCAAGATCTGACGCTACCCATTCTCCATCCTTATAATACATATCCTTTTCCTCGGAATACGCTATACAAGATCGATGCCCTAGGTTCTTCATAACCGTATCTACCTTATTTTGGGTAGGCATCGAGACACGATTCACTTTAGTAGATATATTGAAATTACTCTCCATTAACTTTCTGATTTTTAATTAGTTAATTAAAATGGAAGATCACTGTCGTCTCCAAAAGGAGGATATTGAGGAGGTTGTTGTTGACCTCCAAACAAAGGGGCTTGCGCTTGCTGCGGAGCCTGCTGGTATGATGGAGGAGGCGTTTGCGATGGAGCCTGCGTTGCATATGACGGTGGGGGCGTCTGTGCGGTTGGCGTAGCGCCCATGCTTTGGTTTCTATCCTGTTCCGATTTTTCGTTTTCAGCCTTAAACTTTTCAAGATATTGTTTAAATACTTGAAAAGCGAAAGTGTCTTGAGCCGTATAATCGAATTTCTTGTTACCCATTATATCCGTGCTCTCTACCCTATCAGGCCATCCGTTCTGTCCGTTCTTATAATATTGCTGGATAAGCTCGTCCTTTCCATCTGGAGTTTCCCTAGCGTATGAAATGAAAAAATTACCGGGAGCATATTGATCCCCTTTCTTAGCATGAGCAGGATTTATTACCACCTTACGTTTTAGGTCAATATTAGGCAAGTACCTTACCAGTGACTTCACGTAATTATTAATACCTCCTTTTTGAGTCATCAAAGGAACGTTTATGAAATAATTACCATCCTCATCACTTATCTTTATGGACACGTATTTGGCTTTTATCCCATTGAACTCCACTTCTCGCACATTGATATCAGACAAATAACCTTCGATACCGTTCCAGAATACCCTCCAATAAGAAACGGCTCCGGTCTTCTCGTTTATATGCTCCTCGAAACCTTCCTTTGGCTCTCTTGATGACTGATATAATAGTCCGCTACCACTTACTTTAAAGTAATGGTTATTACCACCTGATGAATTTTCTCTAACTCCCATTTTATATATTTTTAAATATTAAACAATAACTGATGATGACAAGAAATACTCGTTCTTATTATCCTCTCCATAAATCTTATTGAAATGAGATTTATGGTCATGTTCGATAACCACCCTATTACACGATATGCTTTTTATGATACCAAGATATCTTCCACATAATACGTTACATATAATATCTTCACCATGATAAGACAAAGAAGCAAGTCTCTCCTTACATGATTTACCGGAAGACGGGTTCTCTGACATAATACCGCATCCTTTATCGGTAAATATCAACTTGCAATGATCGAACTCATTTACCTTAAGATTGTTTTGGAGGGCTTGGACGAGTAGATCCTTATCAAAGACATAGGTACTTGTTTTGACAAAATGCTCGTCCACGAACCTCCAATTTGGATAATTACCCTCAAAATGGGTCTCATACATATCCATATCAGGCGTAGAAAAATAAGTCTTAGTATCGTCCACTTTTATAGACAACATATCCGATGACTTATTGATATGCTTATCAAGCAATATCGCGGATTCGTTCGATACCGGGATAAACATCTTCTCTACCTTATCCTGATTAGGGACAAAATACCTGTAAATAGTATTTCTATCCGTACTTACTATATTAATATTAATATCATCAATATCAATGACCACATTCTCGATGCATGGATAAAAGTCATCTACCTCCGTATAATCGCTGGCTTTGTTAAGAACCGAAACATAATCGCTCATCTTAACCTTAATTCCTCCATCAAGTATCTTATGTACCTGCGGGAATGTATTGATATCAAAAGCCGGACAACTATACTCACCAGAAGCATAGCGGATCGTTATCTGATCTTTTTTATCCGAAAGCAGTATCGTAATCTCGCAATTCTTCTGTTTTTTCATGAACTTAATAAAAGAGCTTGCCTCTACCAAGAAAGAGAAGTTAGAGTCAGCCTCTACCTCCAATCGCTCTATAACACATACCTTTGCATTTACGGAAGTGATATAAGCCAGATTATTGACAACATCTATCTTAAGATCCTTATAAAGGGAGTTGGGACCGGCATTCTTAACAACCGTCTCCAATTTGCCCAACTTCTCATTTAATGACTTCGACAAGCATCTTATAAGCATAACGAACAACTTTTTATTACATCGCAAATATAATCATAATTATATTAATACAAATACAATAAATACTTAATAGTATTAAAATAGTTTAAACTTACGTCTAATATACTCGGCTATAAGCGTGGCGTCACACATGCCGTCTTGTATCTTGGTAGGTTGTACTCCTTTCCCTGACCAGGGCTTCACGAAAGAGACCAAAGGGAAAAGGCGCATGGCGCATCGGATGGAGGTAGCCTTCGTGTCTAACTTCGCCGCCGTATACACCCGATCGGATGTCGTATGAAGTTCCTTCTGCCAGGTCTTTGGTTGCACCTCCTCGAACATGAACCTAACATCCGGGTGAGATCCGTATCGCTCCATCATCTCCACCATCATCGCGAATAAAGCGTTCGGTTCCCGGCGTCTCCCGCCAAAGGTGAAGTTGCTGGCGGCTGAGCTGTTGTGGATGCTGTGGACGTCCTCGACGGCGATCGCTAGCGTCCCACCACCCTCTTCTTGGATCTTGTCAGCGGCATCGAGGAAGAAACCTGATATAGCCCTAAGATCTATATCTCCCTTAGCCGATATCCTTGGAGTCATAATTACCTTAATATCTCCGTTCTCCGGTATCATGGACAATCCTCCGGTCTCTATACCCGGGTCTATTCCTATAACTACATTCATATCAAGAGCAATATTGAATTATTAATTTATCCTCATTAATATCTTTAACCATATCACGCACATCATCCACAGATATACTGTCATATGTGTCATATAAACTCATTATCCCATTAAATCTTGACATTACAAAACATATATAACTATCATAGTAATCATTAATGTTTATCATATCTAGCTTATCATGCAATTTAGCCATTCTTATAACATATTCTATATTGTCATTATTCGCTATACGATGAAAATTATTGATATAATCAATCACACAATCTTTTGTGATATCACATCTACTTGGGCTTACATCAATTATTACGCTAGCTACTATTCTATTCGAAAATTCCATGTATCTTCTATTTACAGAATAACACAATCCATTAGTTCTAAGATAATTAAACATAGAGAAATTATAATTGTCGCATATTATAGATAATACGATAAACAATACGCACAATTTCTTAAAATCATAATTATCCAATATAAACGACACATATAACTGTGTTGGCTTCTTCGTATGTTTATAAACTCCGTATTTAGGATCAGATACAGAAAACTCCTTAAACTTATTGCGATAGAATGAGTTGATATCAACAGTATTTAACAATTCCGTTATGCCTGATATATGTTTATACGCAAAATTATCACACCCATATAAATGAAATACTATTTCTGATTTATTTAATATCGTATCTCGACATAGCGTAAGATCATCTTCTGTTATCTTATTAACAGATCTTTTAGTACCCAATATATTTGTGAAACAACGCTTATCTATTCCAGATAATTCTATAAGTCTATCATCATTAATCCATGATTTATCATTATCAATCTCGGTTAGTATAACATTCTTCTCGCTTTCTATAAAATCACTATTCATGTTTGGATTTACTATAGAATTATGAGCGAACTTAATACATTCATCAATATTGACATCAGGTAAAACAAATCCCTTGAATACAATCGATCTTTGATCAGTATATCCATCAAAATCATAGAACAACTTATCACCAATGTCATCATCACGTTTTATCGCTATATGCTCATAAAAATGAGGCAATCCTTTCCTTGACATTAATATAGATACAATATCAGGTATCTCAGCGCATACGAATCCAATAGGTATGTTCATACCGCTATTGTAATAAAAACATCTACATCCTAAATCTTTTATCAGTCCAGTGTATATTTTCATATCTTAATCGTATACAATGAATGGAAATCCTCAGGTCTGAACACCTGTATTGAGTTATCCGGATACATACCTATATAATAACCGTAAAAAGCCCGTAGAATGCCATTTTCTAGGATTATATCCAAAGCCTTTACCTTGTGACCGTCAACCATCACATCAAGCTCCTTGGTTCTTTGGAATATCTTATCAAACCATTCAGGTATAGGATCAATCCCGTACCTGAATGCGTTTACTGTTGATTTTATCGATATATATGTTCCCATGATCAGATAAGATTACAATCGTCACGTTTAACAACCTTAAAATCACCATTGCGAAGGAATATCGCCACATCAGATCTCGTATACGTAAGAGGTGTATACGATACCAAATGATAAGATGCCTGCCCGACGGCGGGGCGAACCGGTCTCAATACGGCTATGGCTATATCTCCGCCAAGTTCCGTGCCACCGGTGACACCCTGTAGGCACATGTATATGAATCCCTCATACTCATATCTCTTTCCAATAAACTCACTCATGGGAATACCTACGAACAGATAGTTCTTCACATCCCCTTTCTTAACCTCGACAGCGTTCTCTACACTGGACGGTATTACGTCTACAAATTTTACTCCTATTGCCATGATTACAAATTCAATTTAGTTCTTAATTCTTGACACAATTCTTGATTATCCCTCATGATACTTAACGTATTATCCACTCCATTGCCCACCCGGACCTCTCCGTACCAGTACCATGATCCTTTACGGATAAAGATACCGGTTTCCTCGCATAACTTCAAAAGTTCAAGTTCCTTATCAAACCCCACGCCATAATACAAGGCTGTCTCTGCTATTTGGAACGGAACGGCTGTCTTGTTCTTCAGCACCTTTATCCTAACCTCATGACCTACTGAAGATCCGTCCTCTCCTAATATAACCTTCTTTCTCGCCATCTCCATACGGATAGAAGCGTAGAACTTAAGAGCGTTACCACCAGTTGTTACCTTCGGATCGCCGTATATAACACCGATCTTCTCCCGATACTGGTTGATGAATACCAGAACACAATCGCTTTTGTTTACGATTCCTGTAAGAACCCTCATGGCTTTGGACATCAAACGAGCCTGCAATCCCATGTTGCTGTCTTCCATATCGCCCTCTATCTCCTTCTTCGGTACCAGATTGGCTACAGAATCTACGACAATAAATCCGACCTTCCCGGACTCGACTAACTTGGCTGTGATGTCAATAGCCAGCTCCCCGTAGCTTGGTTGGGAGATCAAAAACCGGTTTATATCTAATCCCATTTTCCTAGCGTACTCAATATCGAAAGCGTTCTCCACGTCTATTATAGCTACCAGCTTATCTGGATGTTTTTTCTGGAACTCGATCATACTTAACGTACACATCATGGTCTTGCCACAAGATTCCATCCCGACCAGCTCATGGATCCGACCTACCGCCCATCCGCCGCCGAGGGCCTTGTCCACCACCAGAGAACCAGTGCTTTCCCTTGGTATGGATATTATAGGCTTATCATCGCCGAAGTTCATTATCGAGCCTTCTCCAAGCTCTTTATTTAAAGATGATACTAACTCATCTACGTCTGAAAAAAGTTCTTTCTTAGCCATTATAATCCGTATTCCTCGAAATTAAACAAATCCTGTTGTTTCTTGATCATATCCTTCCCGATATCAGATATCTTTTCTGGGTTCAAAACACCCTCATTCTCATCTACCTTATCCATGAAGTCAGATATCTTATCGCTTAGCAGTACCATATCTTCCTTAGGAACTGATTTTAGATAAAGACCGTCTATGGATCTACATCTTGATAGAGCGGTATATATCTGCCCTATCTCGAAGGCTCTGCTGATGTCTACGAATATATTATCTAAAGTCATTCCCTGGGATTTATGGACAGTTATGGCGTATCCTAACCTCAATGGATATTGTATTATATAGCCGCAAGAAATGCCTTCAAGGGAATCATCTACCTGCTTGTACTTCATCTTCTCCCACTTCTCTTTGGTTATCTCCACCTCAGTATCGTTATCTAGATGAACATATATCGTCTCATCAACAGTATCTATGCTGGTTATGATACCCATAGAGCCATTGACATACCCGTTGCCGTTTCTGGTTATTATGACCTTAGCCCCTACCTTTACTATAAGCTCATCCTCGCAAGGCGCTACAGGCTTCTCCCCGAATACAGTGGCATCGAACTTAAATACCTTATTATTGATCTTATCAAGATTAGTCTTATTTATCTCATAAGCTTCTTTGTTAGTTGAGCATATAATTATAGTATTATCCATATTATCAGGACACTTGACCCTGCTATCCAATATCTGTCTTGACTCGTCGGTAATAACCCCACATCTTATATCCTCAAGTACGGAAAGAAGCTGAGGATCTTTTTGACGGAATACGTTCTCGAAGATAATGACCGAGAATCCTGACGCTCTTAATGCCTTTGATGAGAAAAAGAACCGGCTCTCATAATATTTGTCGATAAAATCATCCGCCGTCACCACAGGCGGTAGTTGTGATAGATCTCCAAACATAATCAACCTAACTCCACCGAAAGGCTCCTTGCTACGCCTACATTGTCTAAGTATGTCAGCCACCTCATCAAGCAAATCAGGTCTTACCATACTGATCTCGTCAATGACAATAGTATCAAGATTCTTGATCTTCTTCTTCATAAACGGACTTACATCCACTTTATTCGATAACATACCTCTCTCGATAGAAGGAATGTAAGGATCGTTCTTTATAGAGAAGAACGAATGAATGGTCTGTCCACTGGCATTCAACGCCGCTACTCCAGTCGGGGCTACGATAACGCACTTACCCAAGAACTTTACGATACGTCTCATGAACGTACTTTTACCACTACCAGCTCTACCGGTAATGAACAGATTCTCCCTAGTGGTGAAAATCTTCTTCAAGGCACGACCCTGCTCCACGTTTTTATCCACCGTCATAATATGACGAAGGAGGTCGTTTTCATTTCTAAAATCCTCTTGTATCATATCTTTTTAAGTTTATGATACAAAGATACGAATAGTTATAATTAACTAATAAAAATAAATGTGAATAATATGTAAATATTAAATTTTATATCTGATACTCAAATCATCCAGCCTTACTCATCTCAACCCCTTTTACCCCTAAGAAAACGTCTTTTATAAAATATTCGGCGATAATTATATGCATTATCGTTCCTCTGTATGATAGTCTTAGGTGTCCGATAGTTACGTTTTTCCTGTCTTTGGTATTGACTATTCCATTGTTTTTCTTTACCTCATCATATAAATCGGATATAGTCTTACAGCACATACTAAGAACTTCTTTTATCATCCGATATACCGTTCTTTGGGATATTAGCATCATACCTTCTTTTGATAACTTTATATTCAATCTATCCATAAGATATGACACATTGAATTTGACAGTTCTTTTTTTAGTTACCTTATATATCTTATTTATATTTCTGTTTCTAGCTGAGAATATTATTTTTGATAACATCTTGACTCTATTTAATTTACGACTTTTGTTAGCCATCCTTCTTCTGGTATTCGAATCAAGATTTTTATCAAGGCAGGTATATACAGATTCTCCTTTCTTTACAAACATATCCTTTATCCTTGGGGTCTTACTAGCCTTATGCTTGTATTTTATGATATCCGATAAAGCTATCATAATCTCTCCTTCAGCCCAAGCCTTTAAGCTTATAAGCTGGTAGTTCATATCCTCATGAGAATCCCTTAATACATGTCGGTAGCAGAAATAAGCGCATCCATCCGATAGGATATCAATAAAATCATTGGTGTTAATCTCTATCTGATCTCTGTTTCCATCTTGCATCCTTTTTCTTAGAAACACATGTTTGGATACGTTTATGATAATAAGATATATCATTGCCATCTTACATTCATCGCTGATCTGGATTCCCGATCCATGATACTCCTCATGTTTCAATGAATATTTTATGGCTGTCACTTTCTTGCCTTCCTTATTGGTAACAGGCTTAAAATCAACTGGACATATAAGTGATCCGGCTGGAAGTTTTACACATCCTAGCTCATCTTTCTTGGTCTGAATATTACGTGGAATATATCTTTCGGTAAGAATCTTATCGAAATTTGATTTCATTATATGTAAAAATCTTATCTTTGTTCCCATAGAAGATTTTATTTGCTGCGAATATACGAGTTCCGTAAATACGAAACAAGTTATTCGGATGGATGGGTAGCCTGTGAAGGTCGCCCATTTGTTGTTTATACGAAATTGTCGTAATAAAATGGGGGGGTAAATATCTGTGTTTCTGTATGATCATTTTTGACATCATACTTGTTACGCGCGCATTAATAGGTATATTTATTAATTATAATTAACTATATTAATATATCCTATTTCCTAATCCTCCATGTTTTGTGTAGGGTATATCATGAAGTCAAATGTCTATATAGCTAATTAATATTTTTACTGCCAAGGTGTAGTGCCGTCAGGCAGGACACCGCAGGCTTATAATAACAATGCCATATGATGTTACCGGAGTCCGGGACCCGGAAGGGGATCGGGCGGAGCAGAAGCCAAAGAAGAAAAAGTGAAGTCATGTGCAGTCGCTCACGCTCCGGCCGCCCGTATCCTCTACGGCAGGCTCCATCGCCCCAAGACTTCCCATTTCCTTTGGATTTATATCCCATAGCACGGCAGGAAGGCATCCAAAGGGAAAAGGTGTGGTCATGTCCCATGAGGCAGGATAGAGCTGTCCACCGCCGCTCGGAGGCATGTATGGCCGGTGCTCAACTGGCCTCGTTGCCGTGGCTTACGGTGGACTTATCTGGCTTTCCTCCTCCATTTCCACCACCTTTTCCCTTTGGATGTTCGTAAATACATGCTAATCAGCATATATTATGTTGATTATGGCATAATTTCTTGACAACGATATTTTTTTTAAGTAGTTTTGTCGAAAACTAATTTTATATGGCCGAACAGAGGAAAGCTTTCGTATTTGCGTTGCCTTATGACACTAGGCTGGATATGATCCAGCAGTTCTTAAGGATATACAACGGCTATCTGGATTCCAAGGGTAGGAGCTTGATTACTGAAAGGACGATAAACTTACTTTCTTTCTACATCAACTACGGATACTCGGATGATACCAGGGCCAAGTATATGGATTGTTATGGACAGAAGGAATCTTATATCGCTGTCCTTAACAATGAGCTAAAGCGTGGCGGTTTTTTAGTAGACAAGAAGAACGGAAATTTCCGTACCCGTGAGCTGTCTATTGAGATGAGAAGCCTACGTAATTATTTTGTTCTTGACGGAGAGGGTGATGACACCCGTGTAATGGGATTCGTATTCAAGAGAAACAAATTGAATATCGATGGATAGGAGTCTTATTTCGTTCGACAGGGATATTGTCGATGAGGTGGTGAGAAGATCTGGAGGTAAATTTACCAAGCAACAGGTCGAATGGTGCATGAAAGCATCCGTATCTTATATCCATCACCTCGCCAGATATACCGATAATATATCTATCAGGATACCGTTTATCGGATATGTTATATGCAACCTCCGTGAGATGCGTGTAAGACGTGATAAGATACGTCGTATATATGTCAAGGAGGGTAATCGTTATCCAGACGAAAGGATGCCTATTGAGCTTGATTGTCTGGATAAGAAGATAAATGTGATAGAGGGTATGGAGGGATTGAAGAACGGAGATCCCCTTATACGTGACAACCATGAGGCTATGTACCAATGTCGGTATGGCATGACATGGGAACAGTTACAGGATTTTCAACAACAACAATTTAAAAAATAATTATCGTGCAAACAATTGGTAAAGCCCAAGTAATAGCCCAAGCTTGGGAAGACAGTTTATTGGGCAGGATTCCTAAGGATGAGAAGGATTATCCGGAGTGGTACAAGAATCGTCTTTATTTATGCAAGAAATGTCCTAAGAACTCTTCTAATATAGCTTTCTTTAAGTTACCAGCTAAGGTATTGCTGCAAAGATTGATGGGAAGACAGGCATGCTCGCTGTGTGGTTGCTTTATCAAGGAAAAGGCTTGGATGAAGACAGAGGTATGCCCGTTGAAGTTCGTGGAGGGTGAGAAAGCCAAATGGAATGCTATGGAGGTGATAACAGCCGATCATAACGATTTTAATATTGAGTGCCCTAACGATTCCTTTGATATAGGACTGACGGATGATGAGAGCGAGTTTTATCTAAATATTTTTGATCAGAAAATAGGTGATAAGATAGAAATCGTGTTATTTATCACCCATAATGATGGTTTCCATGTCAAGGAGCATCATCTCGGATGTGGATGTATGGGAGATGTATCATATAACAAACATCCTGACAATGAGAATAGAATTATATTTAGGATGAGGTTAGATACCTCAAAATATACGGAAGGTCATTTTGAGAAACATCTATCTCTTATGGGTTATACTAAGGACGATCCTGAACGTAATTTCAAACATTTCCCGCTACGTATTATAGGGGAAGCTTATAAATAATGCCGTGAGAAATCTCGTAAGAAGCAAGATAGATGACCGTATCCATGCCCTTATTGTCATGGAAGTCGGATGCCGTGAGTTACCTGAATATTCATTGGGTGATATACTTTACTCCGCTTTAAGGAGGATAGCTAGGGCTAATGGTGGTAATGTCCGCTTCTTGCGGGATGTTAGTACCAGGGATTTATTGAGGTCTATAGACCAAAGCATCAGTGATGAGATTGAGTTAAACAACAATGATTATAATGCGTAATATGGAAGATAAAGATATAAAAACAGAGATTAGAGATTATCTTAAAGAAGAGGCGGATACTCATATAAGGCATTGGATAGCCATAAAACGTGAGAGCAAGCGTCTGTATAGCGATATTGAGGATAGGACTAAGAAGATAGCCCTTAAATCATCTTCATTGATAAAAGAGGAGGATTTTGTCGTTCTTCATGAGATGACCCATAAGATACAGATGTTGAATATAGAGGCTGTAAAAGTCAATTCTAGGTTGATGTTCATAATCCAGTTGGCTACCAGCTTCGGTATGGATCTGGATTTAGATACGACATATGCGTCCACCGCCAAGAGTATTATAGAAGACAGAACGTCTGGATTCGTGTTTTATGATGACAAGGAACGTCTTAGATATGCTGACAAGGAGCTTGAGGATATGTTCCATGACATGAGCGTGACGGAAGTAAGTAAGATCGGGGTTGTTCAATCTTATAAGCTTCTTATGAAACAGTATAACGAGTTTAAGGATATGAAAGCCAATGCCACAGGGAAGACGAAAGCCGACGAGTAAGGATGTTGATCGGGTTAATGATAATCTTGAGGTCATATCCAAGGCCGTGGATGACGCCAAGACGTATATCGCCAAGCATCCATGGGATAAGGAGAAGCCTGAGGATATGGCTAGGGCGTTCGATTTCATATCCAAGCTGATCGATAAGATCAACGTATGGAATGACTCGTATATGGAGAAGAGTGGGATCATGGATGTATACAGGAGTGTCAGCAATGTCCAGAAGAAGGAACGTAAGGGACAGGTTTCCGGTGGTATAGAATCCGTATTAAAAAATATGCGATCATGAGTTTAAGCACGAGTCCAGAATTTTATGTAAACATGAAGAATCCTCCAGTGTGGAACGATTTGTTTGGCTGGGAGGATCAAGATGATGATGTTAAGCAGTTCTTCACGGAGGAGGCTTATAAGGTCAAGAACGGGGTGACTATCAACGGTACGTTCATCCCGCCATGGCTTTATTGGCATGTTAATTTCTTTCCCGTATTTCAAGACCTTCCAAATGGAGAGCGTGTTCCGGCTATCAGCCGATTACGTGATAATGAATGGTTTTTCGCCGAGATGTATCAACGTGCCCGTCAGGAGAAGAAAGGGCTGGGGATGTTCGGTACCCGTCGTTTTGGAAAGGCCCTTCTGGACTCGGAGCTGATATATACTCCTTATGGACCTAAGAAGATAGGGTTCGCTGATATCGGTGATATCATATATGGCGATGATGGTAAGCTTACGACTGTAGTAGGCGTATATCCTCAAGGGTTCGTTGATATGTATAAGGTTACGTTTGAGGACGGGCGCAGTATAGTATGTTGCGGTCAACATCAGTGGAAGGTTAAATATCATGGTGATTATAAAGTCATGAGCACCATGGGTATCATCCACTCTGACTTCCATAAGATGACCATAGACATAGGGGAGGCCGTGGATTTCCCCGAGCGGCGGTGGCTGATGTCGCCCCAGCTCCTTGGGTCTCTGACCGCCTCTTTCCTTTGTGGATCTACCGACAGGATCTTCGAGTTAAGCAATAAGGAGATGGATGATATTATTTATTCATCCAAAAAACAGAAGGAGTTGTTTATAAGCTCATTCATGAAGATATCTTGCGGTATAAGTACCGGTGACGATCGTTTTAAGGTCGTTTACAAAAGTGAGTATATTATATCCTTCGTAAGAAGAATATTCTGGTCTATGGGATATTATTGCGTCATGGATGGTGATGATATGTATATATCCAAGACCCATAATAGGCTTAGGATATCCGATATAGATTATTACGGGAAGTATAAAGCTACTTGTATTGAGGTCGATAACAAGTCCCATCAGTTCCTTACCACTAATTTTGTCGTATCCCATAATACGACTATCATGTCATCCCTTCTTCAGATGAACGCTACCATGACGATCGGGCTTAGTCATTCCGTGGTAGGTTTCAGCGATAGCGATTTATCTAATATAGGTGAGTATTGTGAGTATGGTCTTGATCATGTGCATCCTTTTTTCAGAATTAACAGGACCAAGACCGATTGGAGTTCTGGTGTCACCTTAGGCAAGCGTATGTCCAACGGGGTTCGTGATGTTCATGCCATAATATCCATAGCCAATATCAACATGGGTAGGAAGACATCCACACAGAAGACTGCCGGTCTGACCCCCGCCACGGCTATTTTCGACGAGGTAGGTAAGGGACCTATCAAGAAGCCGTACACTGCCGCCATGCCGTCCTACGACACTCCTTATGGCTGGCGTCTCAGTCCTATCTTGGCTGGTACCGGTGGTGAGGTGGAACTATCCAAGGACGCTCAGGAGATGTTCTCTGATCCTGATACATACAATCTTCTGGTCATGGACTGGGATATTTTAAATCGGAGAGCCATGAAAGGGAAAACATGGAAAGAAAGGAAATGGGCGATGTTTGTTCCTGGTCAGATGGCTAACTCCGGTGTCAAGAGAACTATAGGTTTGGGTGATTATTTGGGGAAACCTGATGATAAGAAGCTTAATAAAATCAAGATTGACGCCACGGATTTCGAGGCTAGTACCAATAAGCTTAACGAGGAACGGAAGAAGCTATCTACGAAAGATAGGGTAGCTTATACCTCTCATACCATGTTTTATCCATTTACGATTGACGACTGTTTTTTAAGCTCATCCCAGAACCTATTCCCGGTCGAGTACGCTATCAAGCATAAGAATGATCTTCTTGAGTCAGGGCAATATAGCGGCATGCTGTGTGATGTTTTCCTTGAATCGGGGAATAAACTTGGTACTACTAAATCGAATAAGCAATTGGCTGGTTTTCCGTTTAGCGGCGGTGTTATTGACGCTCCTGTCCAGATATTCGAGATGCCTCAATCCAATAGGTTTGATGATTTTATTTATGTGGCGGGCCAAGATCCGTATAAGCAGGCCAAGTCTGATACTCCTTCATTGGGATCCTTTTATATATTCAAAAGGCGTGTTGGTATCCGAGATCCTTATGCCTATAGAATAGTTGCCTCTTACGTATCCCGCCCATCATCTATAGACCAATTCTGTCGTACATGCGAGGTACTTCAGAAAGGATATGGTGCTATATGTCTTATGGAGAACGCTGACCAGATGTATGAGCAGTATCTTAACCGTAAAAGCGGTATGCCAGCGTCTTTCTTTCTGTTTGCTGGTGAGGCAATAGCCAATAAGTATGTGAAGGCCGGCTCCCGGCAGAACAGCAAGCTGGGGCTATACCCGACCCCCGGCAACCAGAACCTGCTATTCTCGTGCGTAGTGGATTATTGCTGGCAGGATTTCGTTATTGGTTATGATGATCAGACTGGTCTTGATATAACTGTCAAGGGTATTGAGCTGATCGATGATATAGCCCTATTGGATGAGATAATACAGTATAAGCCCGGATTGAACGTCGATAGGATAATAGCGTTCGGGCATGCGTTGGTTCTCGCCAGATATTTTGACGATAACAATTACATGCCTAAATCGAAGATCGAGGAGATGAATAATGCCCGCAAGGAAGACGCTTATAAACACCATGAGGTATATGCATCTGCATTTGGATCGGTATCTATAGGAGCTTTTAGGTAAATGAATGTCAATTAAACGCCTATCTTTGTTGTAAATAAAATTGAATAATCATGGAAGTGTTTAATAGAGATCATTCGTTTCCAGCAAAAGGAGCGTTATTAGGATTACCTCCTCAGGCTATTTCCACGAAGAAAAAGAACAGGAAATGGAAGGAGGATTGTATGGACGCTCTTGAGACGATAGGGTTGAAACAGTATGATCGTAACCAGATGTACCGTGACTATTATCTGATGGCGGATGGTAAGTTATCTTTTATGGAGATGGCGGATGTTATCCCTCAGTTAAGGAACGTACAGAAGCTAAGGAGCGATATAAGGATACCTTCTTTCTTGAAGCATTATGATATAATAGGTGGTATCGTAAATGCCTTTGAGGGATGGCTGACAAACCTACAGGATAAGTATACGGTTAACGAGGTAGGGGATATGGCTATAAGTGAGTATGAGGATACGATGTCAAACTTACTTCATCGTCATATACAAGAACAGTGGGATATTATCGTTAATCAGCGTCTTGTGGAGGCCGGTCTTGATCCTACGTACAATGAGTTTAATTCCGAGGAGGAGCGTCAGGCTTATGTTCAGCAAATCCAACAGGCCAAAGCGTCTATGACCCCTGATGATATCCAGAGGTTCATGAGTACAAGATGGAAGACGCAGGCGGCGGTATGGGGGGATCATACGATCGAGGCTGACCGTAGCCGGTTTTATATGGATGAGCTTGACAGGGAGAATTTCCGGGATCGTCTTCTTAGCGGAAAGATGTTCCGGAATCATTTCGTTGGTTTCGATTACTACCGTCCGGAGGTATGGAGTCCGATGGAGGTATTCCATCCTGACGTGAAATACCCGCAATACGGATCTTATGTGGGCCGTATTCATTATTACGAGGGTGTTGAGCTGATATCAAGATACGGCCATAAGATGACAGCCAAGGACAAGCGTCGGATTATGGGAGGTGACGATGATTATGAGGGATGGGTATCTAATGACGGTGCTAGGTATGACTGGAAGAAAAAGAAACCGTCTATTACCGGTATGTACGAGAATGAGGTTGTCCCATGGAAGGGATACCATGACTATGAATCTATAGTCGCCGCTGAGGATTACTACGGCGTTCCGATGGGTGAGTACCACACCTTCGGGCCGGACGGGGAGGAGCACACCCAGCCCCGCTTCTTGCCCCGCTTCCATCCCTTTGGCTATTTTAACTCTGACATGTCCAATGGTAAGAGATATGAGATAGATTCCCGCCTTTTTAGGGTTATGGAGGGATATTGGGTATCCATGAAACCGGTATTCTTAATAACTTACATGACGGAGACTGGGATGGTGGATCAGGAGCTTGTGACAGATGAGCTTCTCCCGGAGTTCTTGGAGAAGAATGGTATCAAGAAAGTGAAGAGGGTTATGGCCGAAGCCGTTGGTGATCCTGAGGTGAACACCTACATCTTGGAGTATGTTCCTGAGGTTAGGTTTGGCGTTAAGATCACTGGAGGTAATTTAATGGATAAGCCTATATATATTGGCGGGGATCCAATACCTCATCAGATACATGGTGACAGTAGTCTGTATGATTATGTCATTCCGGTTTCGGGATTTATAGGGGCCAGTCTCGCTGATCGCATACAGCCGTTCCAGATGATGTATAACCTTGCTATGAACCAGCTATACAACAACGCCGAGAAGGAGATCGGTAAGTTCTTCTTAGGTGACTTGGGATTCTTGCCTACGGAATATAAGGATATGATGGACAAGAAGGGTGCTTTAGCTACTTTTATGCAGATCGTTAAGTCTGTATCGTTTATGGGTGTAGGTGGTAATGATACGAATAATCCTTACCAGAATCCGCAGATGAGTAGCATATATAACCAGTTTGGTGTATATGATCTTACTAATACGGATCAGATAAGATCCCGTATGGAAATGGCGTCTTACGCCTATATGATGGCTTATAGGATGATAGGTATATCCGAGCAGGCAATGGGTCAGTCAACCAGATACGAGAGTTCTACGGGCGTAAAACAGGGAGTTAACGCTACTATGTTACAGACCCAGACTTACTTTAATGATTTCGATGACTTCAAGAAACGGACATTGGATATTCATCTAGCCGTGGCTCAAGTATGCCAGAAGGAAGGATACGATTGGACCGTGATGTACAGGAATAGCGATCTTTCCTTGGCTTACATCAGTCTTACGGATAATAGCTTGTCGTTACGTCATCTTAATGTTATGGCTGTCTCTAATTCCAAGAAACGTCTGGAATTGGAGAATTTGAAACAATATATATTACAGACAAATACGTTAGGTAATGACTTACTTGATATCACTAGGATGATGAGCGCCAACTCAACGGCTGAGATGAATCAGATCGGAAGGGATGCTAGATCTTACGCCGATCGTGTAAGGCAAGAAGAATACCAGAATCAACAGCGACTTGTCCAGCAGCAAGCCGAGGCCGAGCAACAGGCACGTAATGATGAGCATGAGAAGGATAAGGAGCTGGCTTATATCAAGGGCAACTTCGACTTAAGGGGTAAGAGCATAATGGCCGCCGGTCAAGCGGCTAGGACCGAGAACAACTCTGAAGGCATGGATTATGTCGAGGCTATGGCTGATAGGGCTTTAAGGGAAAGAGATCTTGATATCAAGGAAGAGGATATGAGAACCAGACAGGCTAACGCCGAGGCTGAGCGAAGATCTCGTGAGGAGATAGAGAAAAGGAAGTTGGAATTAAAAGAAAAGGAGATAGACGCTAGAAACAAACGTTCTGATACAGATAGGTTTACGTCGATAATAAACAAGAATTGATTACAAGTTTTGTAAATATTTTTACAAAATCTGTAATCATTTTGGCGTAAAATTCTGTCATATACTATAATGGGTTTGATTTAATTGGTAATTGGATTAATAATACTTTTGTAAAAAGCAAAAAAGGAAATTGTATGAATGACATGGGTGATTTCGCTAAGGGTTTTAAGACCATGAGTGTCGAGGAGCTTTTTTACCGTGGTGACGGTGATGGCGATAAGAATAATATCGAGGGTAAATATGATAAGGATGGTAATCCTATAGGTGATACCAAGGAAGAGCCTGCCGACGGCGGAGCGGCTGACGGTGGCGGGGATAAGGGCGGCGACGCTACCAACCCAGACCCGGATTCCTTTGGCGAAGGCGGTACTGATAATAATAACGTGGTATCAGGTTTTAACGGGAAATCTTTCTTGGAGAAGATGGCCGCCAGAGGTATCATCGACAGTATCGATAACCTTGATATTATGGTAGATGATAAGCCAGTCGATCTTTCTACTATCACAAAAGAAGATGATCTACTTGATATAGTGGAGGGATTGATCAAGGATAAGGCCGATGAGTTGTTGAAGGATAAGGTTGATACCGGTTCTATGTCTGACTTCATGAAGAAGATGATAGAGGTGGATAAGGCTGGAGGTAACGTAGGTCAGCTTCTAAACCAATATCAGAACATTCAGGCGCCGTTGGACAACCTTGATATGAGCAACAAGAATGATCAGCTTGCGGTCATCCAGCATTATTATAAGATGTTGGGTATGCCGGAAGACGAGATAAAGGATAATATGGAGATGATGATTGGTAAGGGCGATGAGTTCATTGAGTCCAAGGCCAATAAGTTCCATGATATTCTGAAAAAGGAGATGGATAACCTTATCGAGGAGGAGAAGAAAAAATCCGAGAAAAGGAAACAGGAGTTGATTGAGCAGATGAAGATCTATAAGAAAGGTCTTAAGACGTCTATAAGCTCAGGGTTCCAGTTGACTGACACGATGATAGGTAAGGCTGTCGATTTCGTTACCAAGCCGATAGACAATCAAGGTCATACGGCTATAGATAAAGCTTATTCGGAGGCTATCAAGAATCCGGACATGGCCGCTGATCTGGCTTTGTTCTTGATGAATAAGGATGAGTTCCTTAAACAGAAGACTAACAAGGCTAAGATGGAGGTCAATAAGAAGACCATCACTCTTCTTTCTGGCAATAAGGGAGGAAAGCAAAATAAGAATAATATCGATAATGATACTATAGAGGCTAACTTCCTTGATCTGAGTGGATCAAAGAGTGTATAACATTAAAAGATAGATAATTATGAATCCTTTTTTAACAAAAAGTTTTCCGGCTACCGTGAATGGTGATAACGTTATTGCTTTCACCGATGCCAAGAACTATAAGACATCGCTCGTAGAGCATAACTTAGGCTCATTGGCGAGCTGGTATTATGAGGATCCGGACAAGAATCATTTGGGTCTGTTGAATCTGTTCTCTAATATCGCTAATTACCCCGTTCCGATGTATATGGGTATGATTAATAACGGCGCTACGATCTCCGTTAACGGTATTGGAGCTTCTTTCCGTTATGATTTACCTGTTACAAAGACATTCGCTGTAGTTACGGCGGAGGATACTTCGACTCATCATCTGAAACCGGGTATTGATGGAAGTTTGTTTGATATCGTTTTGAATACATCTGAGTTTACGGCTTATGATGTCATCACCTATGACGCCGCTAACGGCTGTAATATCCTTATCTCAGGTGAGATACCGTCTAAGACAGAAGGTGATTTGACACGTTATTGGGGTCGTGTTATCGGCGGAAAGGCTAAATACTTCCCTAAAGAGAAATTACGTCCGGGTATCCGTTACTGGAAGATCGGTCATGCTCTTGGTGAGTACAGTACCCAGTTCTCTAAGGTATCTGGAGCTGACAAGGCCGGTTCTATGACTTGTGAATTCCGTTTAGGAAACCACCGTGGTGTTGAGGGTGAGACAACTATGTACGCTGGTATGAAGTCCATGCAGGCCGCCCAGAATAGCACTTCAGAGTTCGTGGAGACTGCCCTTCGTCGTATGAATGCCATGAGAAGCGAGTATGAGGGTAATATTCCTGATTTGGCTATTATCGGCAAGACTGTTAATGGTAGACTTGATTTACGTACGGCTAAGGTAGCGTCCACGCTGGAGGTATTCTGTATGGCTGAGTTGGTTAAGCTGGAAGCTAGACAGTTGATGTGGCAAGAAGGTGGTATTATTATGGATCAAAATGGTCCTATCCATTTGAATGAGGGTATCTACCGTCAGCTTCGCCGTGGTTATACTATCTACTATAGTCGCCCGATGGGTATTACTAAGGATACTCTTATGGCTGCTGCCGCTTATATTTTCCGTGGTCGTCAAGATCTTCCTATTACGGAGCGTAAGATTAAGTTCAAGGTAGGAGCTATGGCTATGGTCAACTTAGAGAAGTTGATTAGAGAGGCTTTCTTTACTACGTTGAGTAATTTGAGCTGGGGTATGGGTAGTGACCGTATGTTGCCTTCTAATCCTATCTCTGGTACTAATGATGCTATGATCTTAGGTCCGGTACAGGTTAAGGGAGCTTTCCTTCCCGGCATCGGAAATGTAGAGTTCGAGCACGATCCTTCTTTGGATTACGCTGACATGACAGATCGTAGCGAGTTAGTGAATGGCATGTATCCTAGATCCTCTTATTCTTGTATTATTGAGAATATCACTGACGCTGGATCGACTAACGCATATTCCGCTATTCCTAATACGGCTAACGCTAAGTTAGGTAATATGAATAACAACGTATTTTATATCAAGCCAGAAGGCGTAAGCATGTGGTGGGGTTATGAGTACGGTCGTTGGGCGCACAAAGCCAACGGAAATGAGATCGTATCATCCTTGCCGGGCATGAAAGAGCAATTCTGGTGTCACTCAGCTTCCGCGGCTTGGGTTATGGATAACAGCAAGTTCTTGATCATCGAGCTTCAACCGAACTACTTCGGCTAAGTTTTTTTTCATATGTAATTTGGTTTTTAGAGGGGAGGATATTCCTCTCCTCTTTTTTTAGGAAAGTAACGCAAAAATAAGGAAATGAAAGAGATTTTAAAATCAAAGAAGGTATTGGTCGAGGTAAACGGCTTCAATATCATGTCAGATACCTTGTATGAGGTAGTAGGTAAACACGACGGAAGCGCTCCGCAGGCCTTCCAAGACGCCAATATAGCCAAGGCTCCGTTCCCGGAGAATGCTACTCACGTATGTTGCCCGTGGGATGATTTCTCAGAGGTTTACAATACCGGTTTTTATCCAAGATCAAGATGTTATAATGGCATGGATAAGGATGAGGTTGATAAGTTGGTTGATCAGCGTGTCAATAATATAATGAAGCCTTTTGAGAATATATCCCAGAAGGATCTTTCCCAGACCAATTTCGAGTTTTGGGATGATGCTAAAGACAAGATCTATATGGGTAAGGTTTATAACACGGCTAATACCGTTGAGTTATTTTATTTATATCTGGCTGTATTTTCTGGCATGTTGACTCCTCAGGAAATGGATGGTGATCCTATTTTCATGAACTCCATGTTCTGTTTCATTGAGAAAGACAACGCTAAGGATTTCGTTCAGCAGCGTGAGATCAATAAGATGAATATCAGCTATAAGTTCATCGACGCCCTTAAGAAAGGTGGCAAGGAACGTCAGGCTGTCATCGACCTTCTTCTGTACATCGGTATCGTGACCCGTCCTGATTTCACGGAGGATGATTATTACACCGGATCACTATCAAACTGGATGAACGAGAAGAAGACCAACATCGATTATCTGCTTGATATCTGGGATCGTTCATTGGAGGGTGATTTTAAGGAAGTTCTTGAGTTCTATCGTATCATAAACGTCCTTCAACGTAACGGTCGTATTAACATGACTCCATCCGGCTTGCAATATAATGGTCAGATCATAGGCCCTGACACCCGTACGTCCGCCGAGTTTTTGGCTACCAAGAAAGATCTTATCAGTGTAAAGGCTAATGTCTTGGATGAGTACGAGGAACTTATGTCTATTTCTAATATAGACGATAAGACCAAGAAGGTTAAGGATGTCAAGAAGAAGGAAGACGTAGGTGAAGGTGATAAGGTTAATACGGAGGAATGACGATGACGATCCAAGAAGCGTATCTAAGGTCTTTGCAGAAGAATGAGCAGAATCTCGCCAATGGTGGGATTAAGCTTGATCCCGGGAGGTTCGTGCTTTTGTTCAACGAGGCTCAGGACAGGTTGATAAGATACTATCTTAATAGGAAGGATGATGAGACCATCCGATCTATACAAACTCTTCTGGTATACTGGAAATCGCTTAAGGAGGTTAGTCATATTGATGATCCCGAATCGACATCATTCGGTCTTCCTGATGATTATTTATGGTTCTCAAATATAAAAGGAGCGTTTTCTTATAAAGGATGTGAGGTTGGAGATTTTGTCATGTGGGAGGCTAATAACGAGAATGTTCATGAGCTTCTTGGGGATGATAACAATAGGCCTTCTTTTGACTATCGGGAAACGTTCTACACCATAGGTGACGGGAAGGTCGTGGTGTATGAGGACGGCTTTCGTACAGACGAGGTCAGGATGACCTACTACCGGAATCCGGTACGGGTGGATCTGGCCGGGTACATCAACGCCGCCGGTGAGCGGTCCACGGACATCGACCCTGAGCTGCCCGATCCTTTGGTGGAGGAGATTTTGGATATGGTCGCCAAGCAATTCAACCTTAACGAGAATGAGTTGCAGAGGTATCGGTTTGATAAGGATAATGTGGCTTCCTTTAAATAAAACAACATTAGTTTGATCAGAAGGCCTGCTCAGCGATGAGTGGGTCTTTTTTGCTCATATATTTTTGTATATAAAAATTTTATCAATATATTTGTTATATATAAAATTAAATGTGTATAATATGAAAACTAATGTTGTTATGATCTCTAAAGATAGAGACCTTTTTGGTGTTACTATCAAGCAAGATACTAAAACATCTTTTATGTCATTAACTGATCTGCAAGAGGCTTATACAAGGAAAAGGATTCAGGAGGGATGGAATGATAAAAGAATAGAGAATATTCTATCTAATAAAGAGAGTGCCGAACGAATATACTATATTCTTGAAAAACAAGGATATATGATAGAAACAGGATTTCCTGTTTTTATGGAAATGGTTGAAAAAGAGTCCCTTATAAAAGTAATGAAAAAGTTTGGTGCTTATAAGACTGTTGGTAGGGGCGAGAACAGGAGAACTATGTGTAATCCTTATATATGGGTTCTTGTAGCTATGGAATTGAATCCTATGTTGTATGCCGAGGTTGTTACGTGGCTAACCGATAAGCTTATTCTTAATCGAATAGAGGCTGGTGATAGGTATAATGCTTTGTCTAGGGCGGCTTCTAGATTTAAGGATGTAGATTATGTTAAGATCGCTAAGGGACTTAATTATATTGTTTTTAATATCCATGAAAGTATGATCAGGAATAAGGCCACGGAAGCTGAGCTGAAGGAATTGGAGCAAATACAAGGCAATCTTATATGGGCTATAGATATGGGTTATATAAAAAGTTTCGATGAACTTATTGATATGATGAGGAAGATGTATAAGAAAAAGTGGCTTAAATAATGTTTTTACAAAAAATGTAATTTATTTATATGCCTATACACTCGTGATCGTGTTTTATTGTCGTGAACTCGTTTATTATTATGTTTGCGTTAGGTAAATGATTTTTGAACTAAAAAATTGATAATATGTTGCACAGACCGCAAGACAGGGTACTTTTCGTATCCCCACACGCTAAGATGGTGGATGTTGATTCCATCTTATTAAAGGAAGGACAGATCGGTATTTACGATACTAAAGATACTTCCGAGAACGGTTGTAAGGCCGTGATTGATTTTACCGGTAAGCCTCGTAATGATAAGCGTTATGAGATCCGTATCGGTCGTAATGAACAAGCGGCTTCCCGCTCTATATATGACAAGGATTTTTCCACGCCTTTGTTCTCGTTGAATGAGATCACCGAGATTTACGCTTCCTGGCCGAAGAAGGATCACGCTTATGTCGATGACGTTATCTTAGGATACAATGGTGTCTCTGACGACACGGCTTTCTCCGTTTCCAAGGGCGACCGTATCGTTATCCGCTTGATTCTCGCCGGCAGGGCTTTCGAGCTTCTTGGCTACGAGGGAGGTCGTGTTGAGATCTTTGACGCTATCCTCTTGGATGATTGCGACAATACCCCTAATCAATGCGAGGAATGTGATCCTTGCGAGGAGGTTGATTTGTTACCCGCCGTATTGAAGTGTATCGAGCGGATGAAGAACCAACCTATTGCCGGTGGTGGTAAATTATCCGATTATATTGATATCATTCCGGTTACAAGATGTACTAATGAGGCTACTGAGCCTGATACGGAGGATGTCAATTTCTATTGCATGGAGGTATGCGATACTGGTGATGATCTGGCATTGGCTGAGGTTCGCGCTCAATATCCAGGATTGAAGATCGTACGTGAGACTATCGAGGGTAGCATGTCACGTTATAAGGTGATGAAGAAAGGCGCTAAACCGGCTGATTATACTCAACGTCTTATCTCTATCATGAAAGGATGTACGGATTGTCCTCCTAACTATACCGAGGTTAAGGGCGGTTATCTGTATTCTATTTCCTTGGAGGATGACGGTGTTGATATGTCTACTACGGTGGAGTCATTGCCTAACGTTGTAGCCGATACGGTTAATAAGATGAGTCAGATCAAGGGATCAGGTTTGTATATTGCCGCCACTTCCAAGAAATTGACGGATGAGGAGATATCTACTTTCGTGGAGGCCAATCCTACGGCTATTATCTACTATGTGGCTAAGACATCCGATATGTGTGAGAATCCTACGGTTCGTACCGCTTCTTGGTCAGCTTGTGGTTCTTGCAAGGTATCCACCGAGAAGTATTATATCACGATCCCGGATGATGAGTGTGGAAACAGTGCTTTGGAGGAAATCAAACAGGCTTTCCCGGAACTGGAGATCACCGACTACGGTACTCCGGCGGCTTGCCAGCATAGCTTCCAGACAACGGTATATACTAACATGTTGTGTGATGAGTGCGACAAGGTGTTCGAGGGATTCTTCACCAGCAAGGCTCCGGCGTCCTACCGCAACCGTATGTGGAAGAAATTGGAGTCGGCTCAGGAACTTGGCACTAACTGCAAGTGCGGTATCCGTTTCCGTGGCAAGGAAATGTTGTTATCTCCATCAGAGTGCTTGATGGATAAAATGACTTATATCGAGGATAGTGTTGAGATCGTTGGTGCTAGCGGCGGTTATCCTGATTCTCTTGACGAGGGGTCTCCTATCTGGTGGGATCAACTTCATTTCGAGAGACTGTCTAGCAAAGCTCCGCGTACTCATGTCGGCGGTAATATGATGGATGACGAGTTGAAGGGCTACGCTCATTTCAACGGTTTCCCGAAACATCAGGATTTCATGGGGCGGACGTTCATGAACGAATATAGTCGTGTAGAGCAAACGGCTCAGTACGTTGACTTCCAGATTACGCTCAATCCTCATAGATACGCTCAGGGATTCGGAAAGGTTATCGCTGATGATCCTATCAACTTGATCTTACGTGTACGTTACGGCGCTCATGAGGGCGTTCAGGAGATGATTAACATGATCGGTGCTGCTGCTGGTCTTGGCCCGGCCATCGTAACTGAGCCGAAATAAAGAACCTTTTTTGCGTTCATATATTTCCTAAAGGGGAGAGATTCAATTCTTTCCCCTTTTTTATTACCTTTGAAGCATAAGAATTAAAATGTTGTAATATGTCAGCTATTAATGAGTATCTAAAGAGACTTGCTTCCATATTTGGTAGCATGGGTTTCTCCGTTCCGCCAGATGACTTCTCAGGTGTTGTCATAGACGGAAAGACGTATCCGGTCATGATGAGGAATGACGGGTGTTACGTGTACTTCGATGATAAAGGAGTAAAGAGACTTGTAAGCGAGGTTCCTAAAAAGGACTATCAGTTCATTAACATCAAGGACGCCCGTGTGTCGATCGTCAACCAATGTTATCGTACTCCGGGAGGTCAGGTAGAGGCTCGTATCCATACCTATATGAATAATAAGGGTGAGATATTGGCCGAGAAGATATTTATCATCAACTCTTCAGATGTTGATACGCCTATTGGTACGGAATTGGATAAGATTCCTGCCGAGTGGGTGGCTATAGATTGTGGTATAGCGGAGATGACCGATCGGGAGTTGATATTCGTAAGTAAATGTTACGCCACGGAGGGTGGCAAGGTCCAGATCGAGGGTGTTGAGTCAGTAGACCCCCGCCTGAACCCGGAGGTATCCCATTATGAGGTGGTGAATACGACTGACGATAGCAATCCTATCGGTACGGAGTATGATAAGATACCCGATACATGGAGTCGTATAGTATGTGATTTCCCGGATATGACCCAAAGGGAGATAATACCGGTGCTTAAATGCTTTGATACCGGGACCGGAAGGGTACAGATAGAGGGGTATAAGATATTTGATTACGAGATGGGTACCAGAAAGGAATGGTATCGCGTCAAGCAAAGTACCGATCCTGAGAATCCGGTAGGTAAGTTTATCACCAGCATAAGCGATGACTGGGTTGAGGTCGTTTGTGACTTCACGGATATGGAGGACCGGGATATTGAGGTAACTGTAGAATGTTATAAGACACCGGCCGGTAAGGTGAAGCTGGAGGTTCTCACGTCATGGGACGGGAATATAGGAGTTAGGGATAAGAGCTATAAAGTCCTGGAGACTACCGATCCGTCACAACCTGAGGGCGCCAGCTTCAGTTCCTTGCCAGATACGTGGGTAAGGACTGTCTGTGATTTCGACGATATGGAGGAGCGTGACATCAGGTCTTATGTCGAGTGTTATGACGGAGGCAATGGCAATGTCAAGCTTCGTAGGTTGGTTTCTTATGACTCCAAGATAAAGGCAAGATACGTCCGCTTCGAGGTGCTTGAATCGGATGACGCCGGCTTCGTTCCGGGGGCCGAACTGGCTACCCTCCCGGACGGATTCTCTTTGGTGTCTTGTGATTTTACGGATATGGAAGATAGGATGCCTATTGATATCGAGGAGTGTTACAAGACATCAGCCGGAAGCGTGCGTATGAGACATGTGGTGTCTTATGACGGTGATCTTGGGAAAAGAAACCAGTTCTGGGAGATTGTGGACTCGTCTGATAATAGGTATGGGCTAGGAAATAGGATAAATAATATCCCTGCGGATTTTATCCGTGAAAGGTGTGCTCTAGAAAGGTTGGATGATCGTATTACCAGAAATGCGGTAGAATGTTACTCGACACCGGGAGGATCGGTAAGGATTAAATCCACTTACGTTATCAACCCTTTAAATCATGTTAGGTCGTATAATCATCATGTATTGAGTTCTACAGACAATGATATCCATGTTGGTACTCAATATACCTCTTTGCCATCTAATTTCACTCGTATCGAATGCGAGGAGCCGGATTATATGGATCGACTTATAGATACCACTGAGACTTGTTATGATACCGGAAAGGGTACGGTGAAGATCAGGAGACAGGAGTCGTTGAACGGAAATCTGGATGTAAAGACTTTCGACTATAAGATCGTTGAGTCTACCGACCCCGATCATCCTATCAATACTACCCCTACGCAGACGGTTATTAACGGCTGGACGGTTATCAGTTGTGATCTTAATATCATGGACGTGGATGATTGTTATGAGATCGGTGGTCATAAGATACATTTGAAGGGATTCAGGACAGTCAATCCGGCATTGCAGGATATTAAGTCTATATTGTATGTCGTGTACTCTGATCATCCTGATTATAATGTAGGTGATGAGCTTACGTCTATACCGGATGGGGCTAAGGTGACGATCTGTGATTACGCGGATAAGAGCCAAAGACATATGGTTCCGGTGCGAGAGTGCTATGAGGTGGCCGATGGCCGGTTCTATGTGGAGGGAAGTCGGTTGATTGATAACAATATGGTCGTAGAGCGGATGTCGTTGATGGTGATGGAGTCATCCTCCCCGACCTACCCGGTAGGGACTACGCTGACCTCCATCCCCGATGGCGCTACTATCGTGGCTTGTTTATGTCAAACCTGTTAATATCAAGGCTATGGTTAAGGTATGTAATGATTATTATATGATTGACGCCCTAGCCGGCGGTGAGGTCATAAGGAAAAGGAAATATCGTCGTGAGAATACGATGATCGGATATAAGTGGTATGATTATAATGGGGTCGAGGTAACTGACCCCATTGAGATATCACGTCTTGACGGATTGGCTACTAAGCATCAACGTGTTGATGAGGCTTATGATGATCATGCCATTTTCATGTCGTCAACAAACTACGTTAACAGCGTTTCCGGTATACCTATGGATAAGCATATGGTTGTCGTTGAATGGAGACCGGATAGCGAGCAAGGTTTTGTCACCATGGCTCATAATGAGGGTCTTGACGGGGACAGCTATTATATAGTTGTTATCAATGCCGGAGATAAGCAGGCTACGATCTACACCCCCGTGGATCCTGAGGATCCAAAGGATGGGACTTCCCGTGCGGTTGATGGCGATAACGTTTCTGTTGGCGGATCATATGTCTCTATATCCCCCAAGCAAGTAGAGAGGATAAGGGCTACTTTCCGTGATGGTAAATGGTATTATGAGTTAGTCACAAAAACATATCCTAGTAATACTGGAGGCATTAAGATCGGGGATGTTGATTTTGTGACGTTCAGATATTTATGGGAATCAAGTTCCGGAAGGGACTTGGACACGATGACGGAAGCCCTTAATTCTAATGTTCCCACCATAGATAATCTTGCTGTAGGTTGGTCTGGCCCCGGAAATGGAGATAGCTCTGTTAGAGAAGTTCTTAAATGGGGTGGTGATAATACCGGTTCTGGTAAGGAATGTGTTTGGATGTCGGTGAAGGATTTAAGGGCTAAATATTATGATATCCTACCTGAAGAGACGTATTTCATGGCCTACGCTACATGGTTTGGATCTAAAGGTACGGGTAAATGTTCTTTTGAACTTGTTGGATACAAGGGAGGTACGATGAGCCAAGATGGATATAATTTCATCAATACCGGTGGATCTGTGGTGTATCAAAATACGTATGATTTTGTTTGTCATACCAGTAAGGGTTCATCTACGTATAAGACATCCTACGAGAAGGTGGCTCGTGTTACCTACAATAAGCTCACTAACGAGGTTTATATGTCCATCGGTGACGCTATAGATCAGGAGGATAATTATGATAAGTTAGAGCGAGAAATCAATAATATAAAGGAAAGACTTAGCGATGTCGAGAGCGAGTTGGCTGTCGTAAGACGTATAGCTGAGGGCAAGAACACGGCGTATATCTTTGATACGGTCGATGCCATGAATGAGTGGCTGGCGGTCCCGGAGAACACGGCTAAGCTCCGTGTGGGGGACAGCTTCTGGATCAGGGAGCAGGAGGTACCTGATTATTGGTGGGATGGAACTCAGGCTTTAGAGCAGGAAGGCCCGAAGGTTGATTTATCTCCTTATTATACGAAAGACGAGATTAATAATATTGTCAATGATATCAATCAGAAGATAGAGGATAAGAGTACGTCTATTATCTTCGATACTTATATCCAGATGAAGTCTTTCGTGGATGATCCAACTAATGCCGATAAGCTTAAGGAAGGTACTATCTTGTTGATACGAGAAAAAAATGTACCTGATTATTATTACGATGGAGCTGGGATAGTTAAGATGGAAGCCGACGTAGAGCAATGCCTTTATGTTACTTTGACTAATAAGCCTACGGAAAGCACTATAAGTTATACCCAAGATCGGGAGGTGACTAATTTCGCTCCTGGAGCTATAGCTAGATGGGTTGACGCTGACGGCAATGACGTGTTTTATAAGCTTGTTGAGATAGTAGGTGGTAAGGCTAAGTGGATTACGTTGATTGATACAAGATATGGTAATGTTACGTTGCAAAGCACTTATGACAAGAATTATGAGATCGTGAATATCGTATCTGGGTCTAGGTTACAGGCTATAAATAGCGAGAAGAATGATATCAAGTTCGTTAATAGTGCTACGGGTAACGTGACTGTCGTGTTGAATGGTACTGTATCAGGGGGAGCCAAGAAGCTAGTGAGTATGCTGGCTGTGAACGAGGTAGTCTTGACCCCAGGAGCGGCGGTGTCGTTTACCCGGAACGGCGATGAGTTCGTGCTCACGGAGTTGTTTGGCGTTACTATCTTCCCCGATCTGGCGGATGCCAATCGTGAGGGTGAGTGGGTCATGAGTGTAGGCATAACCGGTAAACCGATCCTTATGGAGGTAAAGGAGATGCGTAAATGGGACGAGAGCATAACCAAGGATCTTACGATAGACGAGCTTAACGAGAAGTTCCCTAACGTGGATATCGGATTCGCTGTCGTATGTAAGACCATCAACAAGGTATATGAGATGGTTAATGGATACAAGGAATGGGTGTCTTATGATATAACATCAATTAGCTGATATGGGATTTTTGGTAGGATATGATACGGTCTTGTCCTCGGTGACGTTTTACGTTAATGAGGACAGGTTCCCTTGTTATAATGGGAGGAATGCTGATTATGTGCCTGATCCGATAGTAGATTTAGGTAATTTTAATCGTAATCTCAGGTTCTCGGCAAACAATCCAGGATTCGTGGACGTCGATTGGGGTGACGGGACAAAGGATCAATACCCTTTGGTCAAGATATCTGACGGTAGTTATAGGATAGTATTCAGGTCTTTAGATATTGAGTACAAAAAGAATCCTGACGATACTACATGGTGGTATAGGAAGGAGGATGGATCTCAGTATATACCGGTTCCTCCACATAAGTATAGCGATATCAGGCGTAGGGAGGTTACGATGAGGTTCTCTAACGTAATCGATGGGGAGTTCAATATGGATGGTATTGTCCTCCATGAGTTTCCTGTAGTTAATCTACCTAATATAACTTATTTGGCTATGGTCAGATCCGTTCTTAAAAATGGTGATATCCCATATGACAGGATAAGTAAGAGCGTTAATCTTCGTAATATACAGATGGGGTCTTTTTCTCATCCTGGTGTTTGGGACAATTGGCCGGAAGGTTTTTTAAATATGAAAAATCTGAGGTATTTCGGATGTAACGGTGTTTTTAATTTCGCTGATAATCCTGATTCTAATTGGAGAAGATTCTCGGAATGGAAGAATCTTACTCGGTTTAATTTCAATTGGTGTAATATCCCTTCGTATGACCCAGCGTTTAATTCTATTCCAGCTGCGGGTATAAGTATCATTAGCGATAGGAATAACATACCTGTATTTGATGAGGTGGATAAGGTTGGAGATGATAAGACAGGCGTTACTTTTATGAGTGGTGGTAGCTCATGGAAACAAGATCTGGTAGGAGGTAAGTTGAATAAGATTCAGGGCACGTATTGTAATTCAGGCACGGTACCGGTAGATGATCTTCCGGATTGGTTGTATGAGGTAAGGGAATTTAGGATATGGACTTTGTGTGATGGTGGATTTATAAATACGCAGGAGAGAACTGATACGTTCGTTAACACGTTTTATGATAAGATAATGTCGTGGAGTTATATAACGATGTCACAGACGGCTTCTGACGGTAATAGGAATCAGTTTTATAAACTTACCTTAGATTTATATACTTCCGCAGCTCCTACCAACAAGAGACCATCTGGCGTTTATCAAGCCCCTGAGGGGTTTGTTAAGGGTGTTAGCAACGGTAATCCTACGACGCCTATGGAGAAGGTGTATGTGCTTACCAACAACTACGGGCAGACGTGGATCTTTGCACCTGCCCCGGCTTCCAAGGCCGCCCTTACGAGGGCACGGCGGGCGGGGAAGACTAGGATCGCCCCGTTCGTCCTTGGCGTAAAGGACGGTCATGTATCCGTATTCAGCGGAGACGTGTTGGATGATAATATGAGTAAGTATAATTTCGCTGACAAATACGAGGCTATAGATATCTGTAACGATCTGGGATTGGACAGCTCACCGGTTGTCGAGTATTTCAGGAGAATAGAGGAGGGAGAGGTATGAAATTGATGTGTAAGGATACGAACAACGGATCTATAACCTTTTTCACCAAGGGCAAGCACGCTTTCAGGGGTGTCTACAGGGATGATACCACGGATGACGTGCCTGATCCTATATTGGATGGTAATAATTATAATGAGATTATAGGATTTTATTCTAATGCTCCTGGCATGTGCGAGGTTGATTGGGGAGATGGGAATAAAGAGCAATTCCCTTTTGTAAAGGCTAGGAGTGGATCTATATATGGTCAATATAGGTTGATGTTTAGGAGAAGGGATATAAGTTATCGTAAGAATCCGGATAGCCATCCATGGTGGTTTTATAAGGAAGATGGGAGCGAGTATGTTCCTGTCCCCAATCATGCTTATGATGATGGCATGGATAAGGAGCGTGTGATATCCATGTCTTTTACCAATGATGTTACGATGATGGAATCCTATAGGATTATGATGGTAGGTTTCCCTATACTTGATATGCCTAGCCTTATCAATATAATTATAAATATTCCTGGGGATCGTACCATAACAGATATACCAAAGGATAGGATAATGAGATCGGTAAATATAGAGCGTATAACATTAAGTGAGTTTGGTGTGGATACGTTGACGTCCATCCCGGAGGATTGGAATAGACTAACTAAATTGAAAGGTCTGAATTTGTCCAAGTCTATTGACTTTAGTGATACCGAAGCTTCCAATATAAGGAAATTCCCTTCCATGTGGCCTAATTTGGAGATATTGCATTTAGCTGGTGGAAGGGTTAGGGTATATCCAAGGGAATGGCTGTCTTTTAGCAAGCTAAGAGAATTATATATATCCCCGGGAGTGGCTATGCCATCGTTTGATCCTAACACATGCCCGGCTATGGATGAGGTGGATAAGATAAATTCTAGTTTAAAGATTTTCGATCATATAAATAGATGGTATGGGTCTGTCGTGAGTTGGCATCCGTATATGAGCGGTAAGGGATTGGGAAACATTGAGCGTATCGACGCTTCATACGGTTATAGTAATATAGATGTAAGTAATCTCCCGGATTATATATATGAGATGAGGTCTATGAATAGCTTTTATATGTATCGCAGCTTGTCAACCCAAGGTCGATGTGATACGTTTATATCGACATTATATGAGAGGGTGATGGGATTTGATTATCTCACTATGTCTTCCTCTGCTTCCGATGGCAAAAGAAATCAGTTTTATGGATTGTATCTAAGTATGTATTCATCTTCCAATCCTGATGATAAAAGACCTAGTGGCGTATTACAGGCACCTTCTGGTTTTATAAAGGGTCAGTCTAATGGCTCTCCGTCGACTCCTATGGAGATGGTTTATGTGCTTATGAATAATTATAGATGGAGGTTTAGTATGGCGCCAGAGGCTTCGGTGTTAAGGTCAATACGATCTTCTGATATTGACACGAGGTCGTATAAGCCATATAAGCTTATCGTATTTGACGATGGGCGTACCTTTGTAGGCAATGGAGATGTTTTAGCTCATGATACGGATAAGGTATTATCGTTTGGGGGTCAACCAGAAGGGGAGTTTTTATGTGATTCTATGGGATTGGACAGGAATGTTATTGTAGAATATTTTAACAAGATAGGTAATGGCTAAGACATTATATAAATACGAGGCATCATCCAACAAGTTCGTGTGGTTCACTACATGGGATAGGGCACTTAGAAATTATTATACCGATGATTATAATTATGTACCTGATCCTGTCGTTGGTAATCCTTATAATACGTTTGTCGAGTTTAGATCCAGAAAGCCCGGTATGGCTAATGTGGATTGGGGGGATGGAATAAAGGAGCAGTTTCCTATGACCAAGGTTCAAGGGGAGGATAATTATCGTATTATATTCCGTTCTTTAGCGATACAACATAAGAAAAATCCCAATACTACGTGGTGGTTCAGGAAGGAGGATGGATCGCAATACGTACCTGTGGATAATCATGCTTACGCTGATGGGAGGAGGGACGTACAACGGGCTGTGTCGATAGATTTTACTTGTGATATTTATTATGCCAATATCCAAATTTGCAAGATGACATCTTTCCCGATTGTGGATATACCAGGACTTGAGTTTTTGGTCGTATCCCATACGCTGTATGTTAATGACGGTATACCTGTAGACAAGTTGTCAAGATCCAAAAAGTTAATTTATATCGATCTTCAAAATATAGGGCAAAGAATGACCGTAATTCCTGAGGCTATAACCAGTAAGACAGAGGTATATTATTTAAATATGTTTAATATGCTTGATCTTAGGGATATAGAATCTAGCGGAATAAGGAATATAAAGAATATGAAAAATCTTCAAACCCTTGAATTGTCTTCATGTTATTTGGATAGGTATATAAAGGAGTTTAATGATCTTCCTAAATTAACTTCGTTGAAAATACATCCTGGCCCTTCTGATATGTGGAATTATTTTGATATAAATACCCTTCCTTTTTTCGAGGTAGATAAGATAAATCCTAATATTACTGATTTTTATTTTTTAGATGACTGGGTAAGTGGAGAAAGGAGGACGGGTTGGAATGATGATAATATGTCTGGAAGGGGATTGGAACATCTTACTAGTTTCATTGCAGCTCATAGCAATAGTCTTAGAATGGATAAGCTTCCGGATTATATTTATGAGATGAGGGCTATTACATGGTTTAACGTGAATGCATCCACTCATAGCCAAAAAAGATCAGATGATTTCGTGAACTCTTTCTACGACCTTGTTGTAGGATGGGATCAGATTACTATGACATCCGTGGCTAAGGATGGGAAGAGGAACCAGTTCTATAGTCTTTCGGTAAGCATGTATGTTGCTGTTTATCCAACCGAAAACCAGCGTCCTTCCGGCACGGAGCAGGCCCCAGAGGGATTCGTGAAAGGCTCGTCCAACGGGTCTCCCGCTACACCTATGGAGAAGATATATGTATTAAAAAATAATTACGCCCAGAAATGGACGATAAAACCAGCTTGACATGAATAGGAATGATATTATAAAAGAACTTGGATCGTATTTTGATATAGTGGAATTGGTGTGTCCTCATACGTACAATAAGTGGAAGGACAGATCGTGGCAGTTTCTTGATACAGCGTTTCTCCATAATCTTCTTATATTACGGAGGGATATAATTAAACAGCCTATGTATTGTAATAATTGGGACAAGCAGGGGCAGTTTTCCCAACGTGGTCTTAGATGCAACATCTGCCAGATAGTTAAGGATAAGAAAGAGGTTTATCTATCCGCTCATGTGTTGGGTAAGGCTGGGGATTTCGATGTCAAGTCAATGACGGCGGAACAGGCCAGAGGCTTGATTTTGGATCATCAAGATATGTTACCATATCCTTTCCGGCTTGAAGGGAAGGTGGGTTGGTTGCATTTTGACAGCCTTGATACGAGGAACGGTATACACGCCGTGGTGTTTTAGGTACTTAACGGTATAGTGGTTAACTTTGCGTATAGGGTATAAAATGAAAGACAAAGACATGATAGAGCGAGTGGGGGCTTTATGGAATATAGCGCTTGCGTATGGTGCTTCTTGTTGGGCTTACTTCCAGCCAGTGCATCATTTATTGACTGTATTACTTATAGTATTAATAGCGAATTTTTTGGCTAGGTTAGCGCAAAGCGTAAGGGGCTGGAAGCTCCGTAGAAGCCGTAGGAGGAGGTTTAGTTTCAAGAGATGGTTTAGGGAGGTCAGGTTTACTGATATTCTTAAGGAGTTCGCTTTGTCTTGTTTTATAGTAATGACATTATGTGTTATATATAAGACGTTATACCCGATCGAGGAGGAGGCTAGCATGATACTTACCGTTACCAAATATGGGGTGTATATAGCCCTTGTTGGATATGTGATGCTTTTCTTGAATACGATAGGGGATGCTTTCTCTGACGCTTATTTGGTGAAGGTATTCAAAGCTGTGTTCAAGAGAATAAACGTGTTCAAGATGTTTAGCTTCTCCAAGAACATACCTGATGAGACGTTTGACGATATAAGGAGAATTGCCGATGATGAGGTTAAGGATAAGTCTTAGGGCGATTGTTTGTTTAGGTCTGTCGCTATTCCTGTCCTCTTGTGGAAGCAGGAGGCAGGTTAGCGACACGTCTATAGATAATCGTTTGATAAGCAGGATAGAGACGATGATAGATGAGGTCATGGACCGGAAGATCGTAGAGATCAGGACATCTGATCTTAATGCTGATATTGTCATAACTGAGAGGAAATTCGATACTACGAAGGATGTGGATCCATCCACTGGGGAGCGACCCGTGTCCTCCCAGACGGACGCTCATATCGTCATCGGCCGGCTGGATAGCACGGTGACGGTCGATTCCCTTGGCATTGATAAGACGATTACCGGTGTTAAGGATATTGACAAGAAGACAGACATCGAACATAAGGACGTAGATGATAAGAAGGAATCAAGATGGCCTATAGTGTGGATAGTAGCTGGTATCTTGATGATATTGTTGGTATTGGTGTATATATTGAAGAAGATAAAGATTTTGTAATTATATATTATAAAAAAAGGAACTATGATCTCTCACCGTTCCTTATCTAATTAGTTTTTAAAGGATATGCAAATAGCATAGAGGTCAGTCCCGGATTCGAACCGAGGTATATGGTTTTGCAGACCACCGACTAAACCAACTCATCCAACCGACCGTATCGCGAATATAAGGATTTTATTTGACCAGATGACTTAATCGACCATCTTTTTAACTAACAATTTTCCTTAAAGCCAAATAGTTCTTATTTAACTTCTGGAACCGTAGAGATAATTGTATAGACAAGTATTGTTTTTAGGTGACTCTTGTTGGAAGCCAATGAACAAGGTGGCGGCGTCATGGCGTGGGGCTGGTGGTTGCCTTCCATGGCCGGCCAGGAGCGGAGCGACTCACGATCCACCCTGCCGATTCCCTTTGGCACTTCACGCCTTAGCGCAGAAAAGAAGTAAGTATATAAATTCATTAACATTTAACATAGGTAGTAATTATGCGAATAAGATCGAACAAAAAGATGTGATAAATATGCAGATAATTTAAACATAAAGTATTTTTGGTGGTATTATTAAGATCTTTATTTACATACATACTACTGGTTTTTAAGTTAATGATTTTTAGTTATCTACTTTGAATAATAAAATGCGTTAGCTAACATCAATTCATTAGTCAAGTTATTAATTAACAATAGGCGGTTATTAAAGGTAAGAATAGTTTATAATGGATTTTCCTAGAGAGGGTAGCGAAGCTTCTTAATACACATGTCACAAAATGGACAACTGTGTTTCAGGCACTTACCGTATTATTGATATAATATAATTGATATGTAGTAAAATTAGCTACGTTTTTACTTCCAAGAATCATATCTTTTTCGTATATTTGAAGTGTTTAAGATAATGGCGATATGAAGTTTGACTTGAATTACATGAGGAAATGTTCTTCTATGATAAAAGAATTTCCTGTATATACTGAGGCTGAGAAGAAGCAGATAGCTGAGGGACGCTCTTGTATTAAGCTGTCTAAAGGTCAGCCTATATATCCACGTAATTTCAAGAAACGTAGAGATACTTTCGCTGGTGCTGACTATACAACGGCTAATCCAAGGGATATTGATCCTAACAACATCTATATACCTCCTTATTTTAGGCTTAAGATTATCATGGCTATTATCATCAACTTTGATAGAGCTATTGCGTTTAACAGGATATCTGATAATGACTTTAAGTTAGGCATGACATACCGGTTCATTTATGAGCATGTCGGTTCTTTTAAGTGTTTTGAGAAGGCTTATAGCATGGTTTCGTTGGTTGTTGACAATGAATTTTCAATTATGAGATCCATTGGTGATTATAACTACAAATGGAATATGCGTAAGATATATCCATCATGTTTCGTAAGCAAGGCTAAATTTAGATATATTGGAGGTGGTGAAGATATTTCTCCAGTAAGTTCTAAGGAGAGAGCTAACAAGGCTAGAAAGGCGGCTGTTGATCATAAGGTTATGATTATGGTGAATATTATTGGTACGAAATCAATCAATAGTATAAGGAATATTGTTAAGTCAAACGGTAGGCTTAAGAATAATGGCAATAGGGCTGATGGGAGAAATGATAAGACTCTTTTTAGTAAATTCAACAAACGCCTGGATCATGAGGGATTTAAAGAAATGAAGATCTCATCCTTGTATAAGTATCTGAAATCGGCATTAGAGTTTTTAGGTGTAAGCTTATTGGAGTTAAGGGCTTTTGCTGATAGGACTGCTTCTGATATAGAGAACGGGAAGAAGAGATATGCTCCTGATTTCTGTTCTTTTGATGATTGTTTTGATGTTTGTTCTTTTATGGAGGATTCGTGATGGATAATTTAAGCGTCGTAAGAGGTGGTGATATATCTGTTATCTTTAATCATGATAACGATATGTTTAACATTCAAGAGTTATCCGATTCTATTGGATGTAAGAATGTTCTATCATCTATTGTGAAAGACCCGTTAAACGGATCTATGTATGTCGTAAGGGATGTTTCTGGTCAGAAGTGGGGTGACATCGTGGCTTTGGTAAGATTTGGATGTATGCTAAATAAGTCAATTATAAAGGATTTGATTATTAAGTCTATTAGATTGTGGGTAGAGGTATGTGATATATCTTATAATAATGTTGGTTTATCTATATCCGATCCTATATACAGTACTTTTCTTTTTAAAAGTTATATGTCGGTAGCTGGAGATAATACCGACCTTAATAGGTTTATCGTGGCTCTTAGAAGTAGGATGCTCACCTATGATCTTAAGTCTCTTTATCTTTATCTAGCCATGTTTATGGCTATTAATGGAGGTATTCTTCTTAGTGAGGAAGATCTACTTGCAGCTCTTATCTTGTAGCTTCATTTGTTATATTGTTCAAATTAGTATCTTTGTGAAAAAGATATTAATATGAACCAGATAAATATCATACCGAAGATAATTCATGATAAGTTCGCCGCTAGGATTATCATGGATGATTACAATATAGAGAAACCTATCGTTATTACTGTCGTGGCTAGACGTAACGATGGTGAGTATAATACCCAGATATTGACATACCCGACATCTGGCGTTGATTATGAGGGTAATGTAAGGATGGTGTTTTTTGATGTCGCTAGGTCTCATGTTTGCCAGATAACATCGGTATTTATCAACGGGCATGAGGTCAAGACATATTATACCGATGTCCCTGATCTTGATATGCAGGCTCGTTATGACGATAGCTTGTGCCGGTACGATAAGAAGGTTAACATGAACGATATCCGCTTGTCGTTTCAGGTGCTAGAGACACGTGATCCCAAGGTGTTGCAGGTATTGGATGAGTCCGAGTGGGGGCTGCTGGAGGATAGGAAGGCGATTATCGAGATCACTACGCCGGGCATGTCCGACCCTGTTACGTTGTTTCTTGGCAAGAATCAGGTCAATACCTTTACCAGCCTAACACTAGGTCTCAATTGCTTTAATTACGATGATTGTAATGTCAAATACCTTGACCTCCCAGACGGTATATATGATATCAAGATCATAGGTAGCCCTTCCACTTACAATTTCAGTCGCAAGTATCTTAAGACGGATCTTATACGCAGACGTCTCGACCGGCTATGGATCAAGACCGATATCTTGTGTGAGGATAAGGATAAGGACCTTATAGGTAAGATACAGGAGATGGAGACACTTATGGCCGTAGCCGAGGCGAATGTCAGGTTGGATAACATAAGGGCCGCCCATGAGATTATTGATCGTGTCGGAGAGCTTCTTGAGATGGCTACCAATTGCGTGGATTGTTAAATAATTTGTTTATCTTATTTATTCTCATTAAATTTAAGGATATAAATTATTAAAATGCGTCAAGTAGAAAGACATATTGTAAAGGACAATAGATATGAGGAGATCTGTCATAAATCAGGTCTCCTTTATAACTATTGTCTTTATGTTTTCAGGCAAGGTATTTTTACCAAGAATTATGTCAAGGAATATGAGCTTTCTACGAAATTAGGGAAAGAAAATCAGCCTGATTTTCGTAATCTTCCATGTCATGTCTCGCAGAATGTCGTGAAACAGGTAGGTAAAAACATAAAGTCATGGATCAGGTCAAAGAAAGAATACGACAAGCATTCTGAGAAATTTCAAGGAAAGCCGAAACTTCCTAAGTATAAGAAAGGAAAGAAGTTAAACGTTGTTGTTTTTGACGAGACAAATTGCAGGGTAAAAGAAGATGGATATATCCATTTTGTAAAGAATATAATAGAGCCTATTAAAACAAAAGTAAAACTAGATGAATTAGTACAAGTCAGGATAATCCCTCAAGCTACATGTTTCGTGGTTGAGGTAATTTATGAAAGAAAGGAAGTTGACTTAGGTCTTGATAAAGACAATTTCCTTTCGGTTGATTTGGGATTGAATAATCTTTGTTCATGTGTCAGTAATGTAGTCAATCCTTTCATTATAAACGGGAAGGTTATGAAATCCGTAAATCAATGGTACAATAAGACAAAAGCCGAATTAATGTCTTATGTTGGCGATGAAGGAACTTCGAACAGGATAAGAAAAATCACTTTATTCCGTAATTGTTGGATAGAAGACAAGCTTCATAAAATCAGCAGATATGTTGTTGATTTTTGTAAATTCCACAACATCGGTACGATCGTAATAGGATTGAATAAAGAATGGAAAAATAAAATCAATATTGGTAGAAGAAACAATCAGAATTTCGTATTCATTCCTCATTCCAAGTTGATTGACAAGATAATTTACAAGTCAAAACTTTTGGGAATCAACGTGATTGTCCATGAAGAATCCTACACGTCAAAAATAGATCATTTGGCTTTTGAGACTCTCAAGAAACAGGATTCCTATTTAGGGAAAAGAAAGAAGCGAGGGTTGTTTCAAAGCTCTATTGGTAAGATGCTTAACGCTGATATTAATGGAGCGATAGGAATAGCTAGAAAAGTAATCGGTGATTCTTTCATAAGAAAGATAGTCGATAGCGGATTTGTGTTTAATCCTGTTAGATTGAATATTTTGTGATATAAATATTTGATTTAACGAATAAAATGAATAATTTTAATAACATTGTTAAACATAAAAATATTTAGTCGTGGGTTGTAATACTTGTAAGGAAAAGGCGTTAAAGGCCGAGAGAGAAAGGATTGAGAGAAGTATGATGAATCATTCTTCTTCTACCGCTGTTAGCGATATGGAGTACGCTTCTAGAAGCACCGCTGGTTGTATGGTTATGCAAGATCCGTTGCAGACCATGGAGCGTGACGTGGTTAGTATATATAAGCAAGTTCGTACTAAGGGTGATGGCGTGGGTGTATCTTATCTTAATATGCAGAAAAAGATCCGTGAATGGATCAAGAACCTGCCGTATGGATGCCCGCCTGACGAGGAGGTACAGGAAATGAGAAAGGAGATACTTGATGGGCGCTCAATCTATATCAAACCTTGATAGGATAGATCTATGTAAGGTCGTAGACGAATGGTTATCTTGCCAATGGGGTAGATACATGAGGTATCATAGGTATAGGATCGGGGACAAGCCCGATATATCCTATTGGGGTAAGATAATTCGTCTGCAAAGGTCATTATGTGATAATGATTGCGGGTTATGTCCGGATGAGGTAAGATCGTTAAAGGAACATATCAATAGGTTACTAGCATGAAAAAGTATAATTGCTCACATATAACCCCTTCCGCTTGCGTGCCTTACGAAGGTGATCTACCAGAGTGGTCGAAGCATAAGGACTCTGATGAGTGCGTTATGATCTCCGACGTGATAGAGGAGATATATGAAGAGCTTACCCGTATCAGGGAGGCTATAGATGTCCGGGATCTTGGTGAGTCTTGCGTGAAGGTAAGTGGCGATAAGACCGTAGCGAAAGTTCTTTATGCTTTGGAGGATAAGATTTGTAATGAGTAACGAGCCATAGTCCAAAAATGGACGATGGTGATAATCAGATGTATAGATATTGATTTATGAGGATTGCTAGATGTTAAGCTACTGTAAATCAAGTATCCAATTTGTAAGGAGTCTTCTAAATAAGTAGGTTAGATAGATACTCTTGTAAGTTGTAAAATATCTTTATGTGTTAGATATAAAAAATAGCCAATTGATTTGTCATAGACGATTCGATTGGCTATTTTTGTATGTCCATCATATCTCACGATGTAATGGACATAGGTTATTTATTATGAGTGCAAATATAATTATTTCCAATGATTCTATGAATAATAGTAGTAGGATTTTGGCGTCTAAATCCAACGAAAACGGATTATCTACAATATTTAGCTACAATGGTAATGATATAACTTTCAAAACAGAGAACGGTATCACTTATGTGAATGCTACCGAAATGGCGAAGCCGTTTAAAAAGAGACCAAATGATTATTTATCGTTATCTTCTGTAAATGAGTTAATTAATGCCATTACCAGAAAATATGGTAATGCTGATTTTCAGCCTGTTACGATTATCAGGGGTACGGTTAATCCTGGCACATGGATGTGTGAGGATCTGGCTTTGGATTTCGCTCAGTGGCTTAGCGTTGATTTTAGGTTATGGTGTTTGGACAGAATTAAAGAGCTTCTCACTACAGGCAAATGCGTGATTCCTGATTTTAATGATCCTCCCGCCGCTGCTGAGGCTTGGGCTAAGGAATATCGTGGCAGGGTAGCCGCCGAGAAGCTGGCGTTAGAGGAGAGGGCCAAAGCCGAGGAGATGGCTAAGGTTCTTGAGTCGAAGAAAGAGGATATAAAATTTTCAGAGTCGTTTATCATGTCTGGAGAGTCAGATTTGCTGGTAAGGGATTTAGCCAAGAAGCTTGAGCAGAATGATATAATTATAAGCGATAAATGTTTACGAGATTTTCTTGTTAAGATAAAGATAATAGTCAAAAGGGTTAAGGTTAATGGAGATTGGGAGATTACGGCTAATGCTGTAAGGAAAGGGTTTGCTCATTATCGTGATAAGAATATATGCACCGAATCTGGTAAGGTTATATATGCAAGGACTATCTATATAACAGGAAAGGGTTACCGGTATATATTGTCATCTATAAACGGTAGTAAGAAAAGCGATTTCATATTATGTGGAGGCATGTTCAGGGATTATGGCGTTTTTGCCGGATCGGAGTCATTTAGTCATTGGGATAATTAATTCCATTTTTGCCCAAAAACTGATAATCAGGTAACTGCATATTTGCATTTACGGTTATGTGTCTCATATCGGTAAAATATCTATATTTGCGACAAAGTGAATCACAATGATATACGGTAACAAAGAAATAGTTCGGACGTTCACCAGAAACAACCCGCCTGCCGGGTACGTGGGCGGCTCTGTTGACTACCGGATCCCGCCCAACGTCTATTTTGGCGATACGCAGGAGGAAGCTGACAGTAAGGCTGAGGATGATATCAAAGCCAACGGTCAGGACTACGCCAACACATATGCCGACATAATACCGTCCGTATGGTATAATGATCAGGTATGCGATGAGTTTATCAAGAACAATTGCGTAAGCGGTAAGGGATCCAAGGAGCAGGTATGTATAGAGGAAGGTAGGTTTGTCTCTTATGTATCCAAGAAAGATGCCAATGATAAGGCCAGGGTGGAGCTTGGACGGATCGGGCAGGGGGAGGCCAACTCCGTCGGGGCTTGCTGCGAGGACTGGGCCTCACAGCCTCTTCGTGGCTTGTTTTACAAGAACGACTGCGAGGCTGGCACATCGGGCAAGGAAGGTATTGTATATGAATTACCAACCGGAGCTATCATATCCGATATATCCCAGATAGATGCCGATACGTTAGCCTATAGGAAGTTCATGAAAGAAGGTCAGGAGAAGGCTAATGCCGAGGGTAGTTGCTCACCTGTATTCTATAATACTATGATCGGTGATTGGTTCGAGAAGATATGTCCATTCGGATATAAGTCCGGTAAAGTATATTACTCTATCAAAGCCAACAGGTTTAGGTCATGGATATCGGTTGAGGATGCCAACGCCAAGGCTCGTGAGGTCTTGATGGTAGAGGGACAGGAATACGCTGACCTTAATCTTGAGTGCGAGAAATGGATTGAGAATATCGATCAAGAAGATCAGTGTTATTGGTGATAATACCTTTTTTTGTTTTTCCATAATTTATAGATTAGTGCTTGGAGGGGATCGTGTATCTCCTCCATTTTTTTTGTATATATATCAATGGTGATAAGTTTATATACTGTAATACACTTGCTTATATGTTGAATATATTTTATATTTGCATACCTATCTATTCATCTCGAACCGATAGGTATTATGTTTAATTTAAAATATTGTTCAAAGTTATGAAAAGTCGGGTTGAAATCAAATCTTCTGATAGGAGATTGATGGGCGTTGTTATACCTGCGCTCAGTGATAATGGTTTTGTTAACATCACTTTAGCTATGAAAGTCTTGTCTGATGATAGGCTTAAAAAGGGTTTATCTCCTAAGAAGCTTAATGATATTATTAAGTATGATGGCTTTCAGGAGAAATGTAGGGAAATAATTAGTAGACTAGAAAACAGGGATTTATGTAAGCGGATAAATATCAGCCTACAAAACAAGACCCTAAATCTTAGTGATTTAAACAAAATGGGGTTGGCATGCCGAAAGGGTAAGGGGGATGGCCAAATGTGGTATATGAATCCATATCTTTTCCTCGTGGTGGCTATGGAGATGAGTCCTGAAGTTTGTGCCGATGTCGTAATGTGGTTTGTTGATAATATCGTAGGGGTAAGAAATGCAGCTGGTGACGCTTATATAGAGATGTGCAGCAGTGTATCTTCGCTTATAAGCGATAAGAGCAATTTAAAGGAATCGCTATCAAGAATTGCTAAGGGTATTAATTTCGTTGTTTTCGGTGTGCATGAGGAAGGAATAAGAAATAGAGCCTCCTTCGAGGAGCTAGATATGATAGTATCAATAGAAAGAAATATATCTTATGCTATTAAGGCTGGATATATAAAAGACTATGATGGCGTTATAAACGATTTGGGAAGGCAGTGGAAAGACAGATGGGGTAATCCTGTTCTTAAATTGAAGTCCTGATCTTATCTTGTTGTTATGGTTTATGGGTATAGGGGATGCGAATGACGTGTCCCTTATATTGTTTAATAACGTATGTTGTCTTGTTTCCAAACCAAATAAGTATCTTTGCTAAAAACATTAATATTATTAATATGTGTAATACAAATGGTTGTTGTCATGATCATTCACGGGAACGTCCCGAAGAGTGTTGTCATGGCGTTAAGATAGATAGATTTCTTAACAAATGCTCTAACGATCCTTGTGATCCTTGCGATCGGGATTGTCAGGACGAGCCTTGTGTTGGCTATGGATGTCCTATAGTTTTATATGATAAATGCGTCTTATACTCAGGTGATGAGTTGGTGGTGGACGGTATAGAGAAAGGTACTGATATATCTGTCGTTGTAGACTCATTGAGGCGTATTATAGCGTCTAGGGATAAGCAGATAGATTTATACCATCGTGAGGTTCTGGATTTGAAGAGGATTATAAACGAGCTTGTCAACGCCGGTGGTAGCGGCGGGGATAGCGGAACTGAAGAGGAGGTTTGGTGATATGAATGGCTGCAACAAAAAACAATACAGACCTACTGTAGATGACACGAAAGTACCGTGCTCTACGTACATGAGTACCGATTGTATTTACCCCGGTGATAAGGTACGTGTGGAATCATTGGGATTATCCCCTAATTGCGATATGTCCGATACCCTTAACGCTATGATAAAGGCTATACGGGATAGGGATGCCGAGATACTTGAATTAAGAAGAATGATCAATAAATTGATTTGATATGAGAAATAATTGTAATCCATGTAAGCCGGAATATAGACCGGGGGACGAGTGCAGTATCTACAGTTCCCAGATCATATATGACGGTCAGTCGTTCCCTGAGGCGGATATCAGGAACGGTGATAGCATGAATAGCGTAATCGAGTCTCTGGTAAGGAAGCTGGTTGCCGTATCTGGCGCCACGGCGTCCATCCAGCGTGACTCGTTCAAGGGCGTTCAAGCTGTCAGATTAAGATACGAGCCGTTGAACGTGCTCAGCGTTACCTATTGTGGTACTATCGTCCCTAATGACGGATATGTCGTTTCTGGCAGGTCCGTTAAGTTTAAGAAGAAATATTGCATGGGTGATGAGTTCACTGATGTTAATATCGTATATACTACATTGAATAGTAATATTTTAAATACCTCATGTTATGGCTAAAAGAGTGTACGATACGGTCTTGGCTTCCGAGTGCGACGGCTGGGTATGTGGTGAGACCCTCAAGAAGGGATCTCTCCCCGTAGACAGGTTAGAGCTTGATTCTTTTTCAGAGGCCGTCAGGGAGCTTATAGAGCGTTTTTTCGAGGAGGGATGGTTGCCGGATATGATCTGTGATCTTGGTTGTGGAGGCGCCAGCGTGTTTGAGATTAAGCCTACTAACTTCGAGTATCCTCCTGAGGGTGGCGAGCAGATTCTGGAGATTATCGTAGGTAAGAGTGATAAATGGACTATAACTCAAGCGGAATGATATGAATAATTTAAAAGATATTCTTGCTAAGATCGAGCAAGGCTCCTCATGGGTGTCCTACGACAAGATTTCCGGTACCGGTCCCGACAAGGTGGCTATCAAGGTAGAGCCGGGATGGATGGGTAGGTTGCCTAGGGAGACTTACGTGGCGGTCGAGAAAGGCAAGGTTACGAAGCTCGCCACTATAACCCAGAAGGGTATAGAGCGGGTAAGCGTGGATCCTACCAGTGTCATGTTCGACATGGAGGGCGGGACGGCGACCATCAACGCCAAGCTCAACTCCGCCTCGGTCAAGGCTTCCTGCCTTACCCTTGGTGGCTCGGTGAGCAAGTCTTATATAGTCTCCATGAACGTGAACGGCTTATCCATGAAAGTCCCGGAAGAGGATAGCAGATATATAGTGTATGCCGATCCTGAGGATCCCGGAGCCACTGATTTGTATGAGGCTAGCTTTGTCATAGCTATGCCTAAGAATATGGATAACGAACAACATCATGAGATGTTTGTCTTGAACGGTAAGGTTGTTAATATCAATCAACAGCCTAATGATATACCTTATATCATACTTGATCATGACTTTGATAACGTAACTAGTGAGAACGGTCAGGTTGTTATCGATATCAAGTCCAATACCGAGTATGATATCGAGCTGGTATGTTGCACTTGCGGTGATGGTAGTGAGCCGGAACCGGAACCACCCTTCAACGTGGATCCGCAAAGGCTGACGCTTAATAAGGATGGTGATACCCAGATCGTGAGGGTAGAGGCCGGAGATAATGTTTCATGGAGAATAACTGAAGGATAACATGGCGAGGGAAATAGATAAGAATTGTGTCGAGGGTGATTGCTTTGCCATTAACGACAAGAGCCATGGGGTGGGCGATAATAAGCTCAATATCGTATACAAGGCTAATTATACCGGTCAGATCTGTACGGCCAAGTTCCGTATAACGTCAAAGGACGGTAATATTGTCAAGGAGTATATGATAGCCCAAGACGCCAAACCCGTTTATTATAATATCAAGATGGTTCAGCCGTTCACCAAGGATGACTGTCTGGCCAACCAACATGGATCGGTTGTGTTGTATACGGTCGAGGAAAGGACTTACAAGTCGTTTATCTCGCAGGAGGACGCAGACGCCAAGGCTATGGAGGATATAGCCCTGAACGGTCAGAAATACGCCAACGAGCATGGTGAATGTATAACCGATATCTGGTATAACGAGGAGCAGAGAAAGACGTTTATACGTAATAATTGCGATAAGTTCAGTGACGGTCAGGAATATGTTTATATCATTCCTGAGGGCAAGTACGTATCCTCTATCTCTCAGGAGGATGCCAATAGGAAGGCTCTTGAGGATATTGAGAAGAATGGTCAACAACAAGCCAATCTGGAGGGTGAGTGTAAGCCTAAGGAGAATATCTATTATGGTAAGTTTAGCAAGACCTTTACCCGTAACAACTGCGACTCCACGCAATATGGTACGGATGTGGTTGTTGACGAGACGATGGTTACGGGAGACTTCAGATCCATCGTGTCTCAGGAAGACGCTAATAGCCTAGCTCAAGCCGCTGTAGAGGCTCAGGGTCAGGATATAGCTAATATCAAGGGTAATTGCGAGAAGATACCGGTATTTACTGGATCGTATTCTAAGGTATTCCAGAGAACCAATTGTCCTGAGGGTTCTACTCCTGTTGACTTCACTGTGGACGAGAAGATGTGTTCTGGATATCCGTTCACTTCTACGGTATCGCAGGATGCCGCCAACAAGCTGGCGCAGGACGCTGTCGAGGCGCAAGGTCAGGCTATCACCAACGAGCGTGGCGACTGTCAGACTAACGTCTACTATAACGTAAGGATGGAGAAGACAGTCACTAGAAACAATTGCGATGAGTTCCATATCGGTCAACCTTATACTTATGTTGTAGCCGCTGGTAAGTACTTCTCTATTATCTCTCAGGAGGATGCTGACAATAAGGCTAAGGCCGATCTTGAGGCTAACGCCCAACAACAAGCTAACTTGGAGGGAGAATGTAAGGAAAAGACAATCTACTATGGTAAGTATAATAAGGAGTTCACTCGTAATAATTGTGATGAGACTCAATACGGCACTAAGGTTGTTGTAGACGAGACTATGGTGACAGGAGATTTCAGGTCTACCGTATCTCAGGAAGACGCCAACAATAAGGCTAAGGCCGCCGTCGAGGCTCAAGGTCAGGATGTGGCTAACGTGAAAGGTAAGTGCGAGAAGGTGCCTGTATATACCGGTACTTATACACGTACGTTTACCCGTAACAATTGTGGTACTGGAACTGGTGGTACTTATACGGTAAATGATAGGATGGTTGATGGTTATCCATTTACTTCCACCGTGTCTCAAGAGGATGCCAACAGCAAGGCCAAGGCCGCCGTTGACGCCCAAGGACAGGCCCTTGCCAATATCCACGCCCTTTGTACGTACACCGGCCGTGCTTCCTTGGGATTCACGAGAAACAACTGTGGTGAGTGTAAGATCGGATCTAAGGTGACAATCACCCAAGATATGGTAGAAGGACACCCATTCCAGTCTAACGACTCCCAGACCGCCGCTGACGCTATGGCTATGACCGCCGTACAGGCTCAAGGACAGGCTTTGGCTAACACCAAGGGTACTTGCTCTAACGCCACTATGTATACCGGTAAGGCTAGCTTCGAGTTCACGAAGAGCAATTGTGGCGCTAATCAGGTAGGAAATCCGTTCACCGTGACACAAGATATGGTGGAAGGTCATCCGTTCCAGTCTTGCGTATCGCAGGATGAGGCTAACTTAGTCGCTATGGCTGCTGTCATGAATCAAGGTCAGAAGATCGCCGATGAACAAGGTACTTGTCATGAGGCTCCTAAATATACCGGTCATTATAGTGAGGCGTTCGAGAAGAATAACTGTCCGTCCGGTCTTATCCCGTCTTCAGTTACCGTTACTGAGGCTGATGTAACCGGAGGCCCATTCTACTCATACGAGAGCCAGTTCGCCGCCGATGAGCTTGCCAAGGCCGCTGTCAAGGCGCAAGGTCAGGCTATAGCTAACGATCGTGGTACTTGTGATGAGTTGAAAATATATGTAGGTAATTATAGCAAGGAGTTCACTCCTAAGTGTCCTACTTGCCAGTACGCCGATCCTATCACCGTAACCCCTGATCTTATGGGTCAGTTCTTCACCTCAACCCGTTCTCAGGAAGAGGCTGACGCTTTGGCTAAGGCCTACATCGATAGGATGGGTCAGGCGTTCGTTAACAAGAACTATGATGACACGTGTCATACTAAGACCGAGCAACCAGTATGGGAGACTATCGAGACCGTATGCAAGGATTGTATCTCTAAATTACATCAACGTAATACCAATACCTGCTACACTGATCCTGAGAATCAAGAGCGGTATATAGCTGGTGGTAATAAGACATGCTTCTGGTTTGGTACGGCATCCAAGGCCTTTACCCGTCAATGTGCGGATGGTGGAGTTGGAAGCTCTGTTACCGTAACTCAGAATGATGTTACGGATCCAAGTCCTAGCTCTGATGGTAAGTTCAAGTCATGCGTATCTCAGGCTGACGCTAACGCCAAGGCATTGGCGGCTGTTACGGCTCAGGGTCAGAGTGTGGCTAACTCGAAGGGTACTTGTACGTGGACAGGAAGCTATACCGGACAGGTTAGGAAGAACAATTGCGCTGACGGCGGCGTGGGCGACATGGTATCCGTAAGCAGCAGCAAGCTTCCGGGACACCCGTACACCTCCACCGTTTCCTTGGCTGACGCCAACAAGAAGGCTGAGAACGCGGTTCGTGGATCTGATGGTCAGGCTTACGCCAATAAGAATGGAGGATGTACATGGACTTACGTGGCAAGCCGTGACTTCTATAGGAACAATTGCGCCGGAAGCGGGGTTGGTCAGAGAATAACAGTGACCTCTACGCAGGTTAACGGCGGTACGCCTATCACCAGCAAGGTTTCTTTGGCTGATGCCAGAAGCAAGGCCGAGCAGATCTTAGACCAGAAGGGACAGGATTACGCTAACCAACATGGAACTTGTGTATGGACCGGTACTGGAAGCGCTACATTTTATAAGGATAATTGTGGTACATGTAAACATGGTGTCGCTCTATCCGTTCCTTATAGCGCCTTAGGGTTGTCAGCGTTGACATCTACCGTATCTCAGGCGGATGCCGACAGCAAGGTTCAAAACGCTTTCAAGAATGATACGGCGACTAAGACCGCCGCTCAAGCTTACGCTAATAAGAATGGTGATTGCGCCGATGACGATGATACCCCATCTTATGATGATTGGAGTTACTATTGTAGTGGATGCGATTATCGTAGGAGTAGGAATCAGACCAATCCTTGCTCTTCAGCCCCAAATCAAGATGAGTTGGTTGAGTCCGATTCGAGATCTTGTGGATGCGGGTGTGATAATACATATCATATAGATAATAGCAGGTGTAATAATGGTAATAGCGAGGAGCATTATTCTAGCGAGTGCGATCCTACAGGATATTGGCAGAATGGTGGTAAACATTGCTGTAATCCACATGACTACACTATCTATACCAATGAGGTATGTAAGGGATGTTCGGGCGAATGCGGTGATGTATGTGTTCCTGATAGCTCTATTAAGGTGGTTAGCGCTGGTGAATTTTGTGCTTCTTCATCGAATCTGGCTAGTGAACAAGCTTATAACAAGTATAAAGAGTACAAGGATGCATTACAAAATTTAGTTGATGCTAGGATATGTCCTTCTAAGGTTGGCAATGATGACCGATGGGGAAATGTCAAGGCTACGAACTGTCCTAGCAACTGTACTCCTAAGACTATCAGTTATAAGCAAATCGCTGGTAAATATACCGCTTGCACCAAGGATGAGGCAAACAGAATAGCCGACGATAACCTCCAATCCGATGGTATCTCTTACGCTAATGGCTTGGCGCAGGCCGATAGATGCGATTGC